ATGCCATCTCGAAACTGGGCATCAGGAACAAGGAGTAGGGACGCAAATTGATTGTAGGGCCAGATATGGGCGTTGTATGATACCGCGCCCTAAAAGGCCCTGCGGCGCACAGTGGCTTGGTGAGGTAACACCTCAAAGCGAGTCTGCCCATGCCGCCGCCCGTATCGCCGTATGATAGGGCTAACCCGCCCGGTAGCTCGAATCTCACGCAATCTCGCGACGCTGCCCGACAACAGGCCAATCAGGCACGGGGCTATGAGCCCGATGCCCTTCAGCGCGTCTTGGACTGGATTGGTCGCCAGTTCGGCAGCGACAAGGCTGCCAGCCGTCCCGGTCCGTCCGCTGGCTCGCGCGTGGTCGATTGGATTGGCCGCCAGTTTGAAAGCGATCCGTATCGGCCGGGTGGCAGCAAGAACCCGCGTGTAACCGATCCCTACGACCGCAAAAATCCGGCCGTGGATGCGTGGTTCCGGTCGCTGGAAAATTCCCCCACGCCCTTCGGCAACGTGCAGTACGGACCGCCCAAGCCCGCCTCAAAGCCCGTTACCAAGATTTCCAGTGCCGCCGCGCTGAATAACAAGATCAACAAGATGATTGGACCGCTGCCCGATCCCAGCACGCTGCCCAATCCGATGAGCATGTTTCCGGTTCCCGGTAGTGGACCGGGTGTCGGTGCGATGCCCGGTGAAGACAGGGCAACGGCTCCGCAATGGCCGCCGCCATCAGCACAGGTGTCCCAGACACCATTCGGACCGATGCCGGGCGAGGACAATGCCGTTGCGCCACAGTGGCCGCCGCCGCCGCCCCCTTCGGTCGATATGTCCACGCTGTACCCGCCCGACGTAAATCTGTTCAGCCAAAATCCGGCGCGCGATCCAACGTGGGCTGAGCGGGTGGCGGCCAAGGGCCGGGTGACAAACGTGCAGCCGAAAACAGCCGGACCTAACACTTCCAAGTCGCCTTTCAACAAAGCCGATGGTGGACCGATTCCCTTGATGCGTGGGGGATATCCGGAGCTTTACGGTTCGGCCAAGATGCCGGTGCGCCACACCTTCGACAGCGGTGGCGAGAATTTCGTGGGCAACGAGTACGGCGGCACCAGCGGCCGGGCCGACGACGTGAACGCCCGATTGAGCCCCAAGGAATATGTCATGGACGCCGAGTCGATGGCGTTGCTGGGCGACGGCAATCCCGATCATGGTGCCAAGAAAATGGACGAGATGCGCGCCAATCTTCGCAAGCACAAAGGCAAGGCGTTGACGAGAGGCAAGTTCTCGCCGCCTGCCAAATCGGCACAGGAATACCTTGTCGGCAATCCGATGGGCGACGGCTTGCGTCGCCGGGGAAAGGATAAGGGCTGATGGCCAAGAAATTCCCTCTGCTCAGCCCCGCTTCGGTGGGGCCTTCGGCTGGTCCGTTCGGGGCCATGGGCGGCATTCGTAAGCCACGCAAGGCGTTCAAGCGCGGCGGCAAGTACGACACGGGCGGCGAGGTTGATCCGCTCGTCAAAGCGGTGCCTGCGGTCCCGAAGGCTCCTCCATCGCCCTTCACGTACTACAGCCCAGAGGGCAAGCGTGCCCGCCATGAGGGATTGCTTGATGCGGTGATCAAGCGCAACGACGCGCGTGAGCGGCTTGAAAACGTCTACAAGGACCGGCGGCAGAGTGCAGGTACGCCTAACGTGCCCAACTACAAGAAGGGCGGCACCTTCAAGAAAGGCAGCAATCTTCCCGGCTTTTTCTTGGGCAGCCTGTTCGGCGGCACCCCGGCTACGCAGTCGCAGACCACCAGTTCACAGGGCTCTAGCTCAGGCACGACCAACAACCAGATTACCGATCCGGCGTACAACACGTTGCGTGGCAACGTGCTGAATGCCGCCACCAATCTGGATTTCAGCGATCCCAGCAAGTACATCGCGGACTTCAACGCCGATCAGACAAACGCCTTCCAAGGTGTCCGCAACAATCAAGGCGTCTATCAGGGCAACTTCAACGCCGCTCAGAATGGACTGAACACGGCGCAGGGTACGGCGGCGGGCATTCAGGGCAGCGCACAGCCTTTCGTCAATCAGGCTGCCGCCATGCAGACCGGCACCGAAGCCTTCAATCCGTTCGCTCAGCAAGCCAGCCAAGGTGCGAATACCACGGTTGGCAATTACATGAGCCCGTTCCAGAAGGACGCGATGGGTGCTGTGGCCGATGCCAGCAATACGGCATTCCAAGCACCGGGTGGTACGCTGGAGCGTATCAACGATCAGTTTACGGGTGGAGCGGCGGCCCAGTTTGGCCGTGAGCGGCATGGCGATGCCGTGGGCAATGCCGTCTACAACCAGCAAAACTCGCTCAATCAGCAGCTAGCCCAGATGGCCAATCAGGGCTGGCAGAGCGGGCTGACGGCGGCAACCGCTGATCAGAACAGAATAGCGGGCCTTGCTCCGCAAGCTGCACAGACAGCCATTCAGGACGCCCAGACCCGCGCCGGTTTTGGCAAGACGACGGCCGATATCGGCACGCAGGCGACGGCGGCCAACATCAGCGCCGCGCAGGCGCAGGAGAAGATGGGTCTGGACCGCCAGAACGCGGGCTATACCGACGCCAATGCCTTGCTGAGCGTGGGCAATCAGCAGCAGGGGCTTGAACAGCAGAAGAAGTCCCTGCCGCTGCAAGGCTTGCAGATGCAGCAGTCCTTGGCTCAAGGCTGGCAGCTTCCGACCACCAGCAACTTCAACAATCAGACCAGCAGCAACACGCAGGTAGGAGGCTCATCCACGCAGGCGGGTGGTTCACCGTTCGGTCAGATTGTCGGTGCGGGTGCAGCCCTTGCGGGCGCGATGGGCGGCGGCGAGGAAGAAAAGAACAACAACAACCAAACCCAAAACTCCGCACGCGGCGGCCAGATTAACTACTTCAACGCGGGCGGCTACGTTCCGACTGTGACCGGCGTCCGTAAGCGCAACGCCATGAGGGCACCACCCCAGCCCGGCCCTATGGGCGGGATGGGAGGCATGCAGCCCACAGGCATGCCGGGAATGCCGCCGCCGTCTCCCCCTACGGCGGCGGCCCTTAATCCGATGCCGCAGCCGCCCCCGCCGATGCCGCATCCGGCCAATCGCCGGTTTGCCAAGGGTGGCGTGTTTCATGGTGGTCCGTTTAACAACGACGAGGCTCAGGACCGCTCAATGATTGAGCGCGGAGTGCATCAGCATGAACGACAGATGCACAAGGCGACGACCGGCGAATTGACCAAGCTGCGGCTGGCCCGTGGCGGTGGCGTGCCGGGTTACGATGAAGGTGGCCGGACCCATCTCATCAATCCGCAGGGCGTATCGCCGTGGAATGCCGGGGTTGATATTGGCAAGGGTCGCCTGTCGGGTGGGGCCTTCTACGATCCGCGCGACAGGATGTTTTCTGCCGAAGGCGGATACGAGCATCAGGTTTCCCCGAATTTACGTCTCGGTGTCCAAGGGCATTTCAGCAAGGATGTTGGTCCTGATGGAGCGCAGGCGAAGCCCAACTGGGGCGCGGGCATTCGCGGCAAGTTGGACTTTGCCGATGGTGGTGGCGTGCCGGGTTATCTGGGCGGCGGCGACGTGGGCGGCGGCACTGGCATGCCGTGGCTCAGCATTGCCAAAGACCTCTATGGCACAGGCGACAGCATCTTCAATTATCAGGGCGAGAAGGATTCGCCTGAGACGCCGCTCGATCCGGTGGCCAACATCTGGGAAGGCTTCGACGGCAGCAGCGGACGCGAGAAGTACGGCCAAGGTGAGCAGATTGGCAATAAGGGCGGGCGTCTTGTTGGCGATGTTCTCGGCAACATCATCACCCCCGGCTTTGGTGATGTATGGGCCGAAGGCTTGGGCCGCGCGGGTGCCGGTATCGGCGCACTTATCGAAGGTCATCCCGGCGAAGCGTGGAATGATGTTACCGAAGGCACGCCGCTGACCTTTATCAATCTTGCAGCGGGTGGACAGGCTGCTCCGCCGAAGGAAACTGATCGCGCGGCCTTGGACGAAGACGCTCCCAGTGGCCCCTTCGGCACGCTGCTCAAGATGGGCCAAATAGGCCCAGCCCACGCCGAGTACGGTCGTTTCGGGCCTCTGCCCACATCTGAAAGGGGCAGCGGGAGTGGATCAGGCTCCAGCGGCACCAGCAATGCCGTCAACAACAAGGACTTGGGCAAGTTGGCGAAGGGCATCATGGGCCTGTTCGGTGGTAGCGAATCTGGAAACCCGACCGACGAGATGCTTGGCATCACGCCAACCGCTGCGGTGGGAAGTGGTGCGGACAATGCCTACATGCCCGCAGATTTTCAGCCGGGCGGCAATTACTTCGACATGATGGGCTCAGGATGGGGCGACGTTGCCGGAACGGGCATCACGTTCGCGCACGGAGGTCCCGTGGGCTACGCTCAAGGTGGCTCGGCCTTAGATGAAGATTCTCCGGATGGACCGTTTGGTGATGAACTTAAAATAGGCCCTGTAGCTCCCAGCCAAGCGACATATGGCAACTTCGGACCATTGCCCCAAGCGGCACCAGCAGCCGCGCCTTCGGGCGGTGGAGGCGGCGGTGGCGGCCTTGGCGGCCTGATGGGCGGCCTTGGCGGCCTTCTGGGAGGCGGTGGTGGTGGGGGCGGAGGGGGCGGAGGCGGTATCGGCAGCATACTAGGCCCCGTTGCCAGCATCGCCTCGTCAGTCCTCCCCTTCCTGTCTGACGAGCGGGCGAAAGAGAACATCGAACGTGTGGGCACCACCCACAACGGCCTGAAGGTCATCGATTACAACTACAAGAACTCGCCCTTCCGCATGAGGGGCTTGAGCGCACAGGACGTGGAGCGCAAGCGCCCGCATGCCGTGGGCCACAACGAACAGGGCTACAAGACGGTGAACTATCACGAAGCCCTGCGACGGGCGCGTGGCGGGTCGATACCGGGCTATTACCAAGGCGGTGAAACCCTTGACCCCGATTACGATTCTTGGATGCGGGACATGGATAGCCCGTTCCTCGATTCCAGTGTGGGCCTCGACAAGCGGCTTAATCCGGGGCCTTTCTCGCGGAGTCCGGCGGACCGCCATGCCTTGCGGCAACAGCGTTTGGCAGAAAACAACTCGCGGCTTGAGGGATACGAACAGGAGGCGCGGGCTGACTTGCCGCGTTACTGGAAGGACATGGGTTGGCAGGGCCTTCATGGCATTGCCGACATGGCGCAGGTTGCGGGACTTCCCGGCAGCGCGCTTAACGCCGCGCGCGAGGGCTTGGACATAGGCGGCAAGTCTTGGCTTCCGACCATGGAAGGCATCCGTACCGGGGTGGACAATTTCTTTGGTGCGCCACAGACGGGCGGCGGGGAAAAGGCCCGACAGGCCGGTAACTGGCTCACCAACGCCATAGGCGTTGGCAGCGCCGATAAATTGATTAGAGCAGCCCAACACGCTCGCCGGATAGAAAGTCTTTTCCCTTATCTGGGTGATGCGTTCAATACGGTTTCGATGGCGACGAATATGCCTTACAGCGGGGGCGGGCGCTGATGGCTGGCAACGGTCCCTCTCCCTTCGGCAATCCCCCGCCGGGCTATGACGATGGTGGGACCGTTGCGCCTGCGGTAGCGCCTGCGCCTGCGCCGCCCGTGATCGAAGCGCCGATGACCAATCCCGAAGCCGCAAAGGCCATGGGATTGGAGTTTCTGGCCAAGCATGAAGCGTCGATGGCCAACCGCACCAAGGAAGTCGATAACGTCTTCAGCAAGCAGCAGCTAACCGTCGATACGATGAGCAAGCTGTTGGACGACACTACGGCGTCGTTGAAGCGCAGCCGTGAAGGCCGTTCCAATCTGCCGTTGATGGCGCTGGGTGCGGGCATGTTGAGCGGAACCGGGGATTTTGGTTCGCAGCTTGGTGCGGGCATCAAACAGATGGTTCCGGCGATCCAGAAGGACCGCAGCGACGAGGAAGACTATCAGTACAAGCTGGCGACGATGGCGATGAAGCGGGCAGGCATCGAACAGGCCCCGCTACAGGACAAGCTGGCCTATCTGCGCGCACTGCAAGTGGGCGACGAATCGACCATTCGCGCCATCGAATCGGGCCTTATCAAGACGGTGGGACAGACCGACAAGGTTGGGCAGAAGGCGGCGGACAACGCGGCGGCGCTGGAAGAAAAGGCCAACAATCACGCCATGGAAAGGGCCTTGGCTCAAATCAAGGTTATGGGTGAAGGCCACTTTGCGACACCGGAAGCAAGACAGGCGGCACTTCTCAGCTTCTATGAAGGGACTGCGCGTTCGCTCAAGGTGCCCGAGGAAAGCATCAAGAAGTTTGTCGAGCAAAATCGCGCCATCTTTGATTCCGCGCCCAAGGGCGGTTTCAAGGTGCCGGGCGACAAGCCGGAAGATATCGACAAGGCCAAGTCGCTGGGGTTGCCTCCCAAGCCGACCGGCTACACCTACGACGGCCTTACCAGCCCGACCGACGCGATGGCTGCCTACAAGATAGAGCGGGCCAACTACGAGAAGGAAACCAAGGACAATCAAGTCGAGCAGGACAAGAACCTTGCAGAGCTTCGCGGCATCGAGCGGGCTACCGAGATTATGAAGAAATACCCCGGCATCACTGGTCGTACGGCGGGGGTCTTCCCCCATGCGCGTTATCCGCAAGCGGCGCACGACGAAATCGAAGCCATCTTCACCAAGAACCAGATTCATGGTGTGCCGCAGGGACAGGGCGCTATCTCCAACTTTGAGCGCGAGTTGTTTGAGAAAGCCGTGCCCCGGATTGGTGGCTTGGAAGACGCCAACAGGAATCTATTGGCTGTTCGTAGCCAGATTTTGAAAGACCAGATCGAGAAGCGCAAATTCATCAATACCTACTTCAGTCACTACAAGACGACTATGGGTGCCGATGATGCGTGGGCCGAGTATGCCCGTTCGGATGAAGGACGCGCAGGCTTCACCGATAACGGCATGGTGGTGCCCAACCCGGCACGCATCTCATGGCAAGAATACATGAAGAAGAAACACGGTGATGCTGCACCAGCCCATGCCGAAGGCGGCCAGTACAAGGGCGGTGGAGCCGTTCATCTTGGTCCGGAATGGGATTAGACCATGACGAAAAAAGTCACCCGATATGGCCAAGAGTTCACCTTTGACGATGACACCGATCAGAAGGTCATAGATCGACGCATCGAAAGCTGGATGAAGCAGAACGCGCCAGATAAGCTCCCTGCGTCACCCACACCGGCTCCTCCCGCCGCATCATCTACCGACGACGGAACAAATTATCTTCCCAAGAGCAATCTGGCGAGGATTGCCCGCATCGCCACTGCCGCGACGCCGCTTGGCCCGTTGATGGCGATTCCCGGTGTCAGCGAGGCGGTCAACAGCCGTTTGGGGGACGTGAATTTCTATCGCACCTTTGGACAGGGCGTCATTCCATTGGCCGACGAAGGCGTCGCCAAGATACGCTCGCTCATTCCTCAAAGCTGGGGCGGCACCGATTACGACACGGCGCTGGCGGCTGAGCGGCAGGGCGTCAAGGACTACGCCGACAAGCACGGCAATCTCGAAAGCATAGCCTTACAGGGTGCGGGCGCGCTGGCGACTATTCCGCTGACCATGGGTGCTGGCGCACTGTTGCAGGGCACCCGTGGGGGGCTGATGGCGGCTAATCTAGCCTCCAAGCTGCCCATGGCGGGACGTGCCGCAGAGTTTGCCGCCAACAGTCCCAAGTGGGCTCAGTTGATCAAAAACACCGCTGCGGGCGCGGGACTGGGCGCGGCGGGCGGCTTTGCCGGTGGCGAAGGCGGAGTTGAAAATCGTCTCGAAAACGCGGGCTATGGTGCCCTGTTCGGCACCGGGGCCGGGCTGGCTACAACAGGCGTTGGCAAGCTGCTTGAACACGGCAAAAACGTCGTGCTGAGCAAGAACAATTCGGTTGCCGATTATCTGCGTAAGAGGTTGCAGACGGATCGTTCCGATGCCTATGGCTTGCCTAATGCCGTTCCGCGCCGCCCCAATGGCACCATCGACACGACACATCCCGACTTCGCCAACGCGGCTGCCAACGATCTAAAGACGGCACTGGCTGAGCAGCGCGCCAACGCGGCGATATCGGTGCCGGGTCCCATAGGGCCGCAGCAAAAGGGCCGGGACGTGATGATGGCCGATGTGCTGCCCGGCACGACCGAAGCCGTGTCGCTCAAAGGCGGCGAAGACACTGCCAATCTGGCGAAGGATATTGTCCGTCGCCAGTACAACAAGACCTTGCCGGAAGACCTTGCGCGCGACGAGTCGCAGCACGGGCTTGTCAGCAATTGGTTCAAGCGACTGATGGGCGACGCCAATTTCCGTGGCACCGAAGACCAGATGTTGAAGCATCGCGCGCAGGAGGCTTTGACCGGATTTCAGCCCGCCTACGCCCAGAACGTCACGTCGCCAGAAATTCTCGATGCTTACCGGCGTGCGTCTCAATTGCATCCTGACGTGGTTGGAACAGCCAGAACGTGGGCGCAGACGCAACGTGGCGGCCCTCGTCAGATTGGCACGTTCGATGCCGATGGCAATATCATCGATCTCAATGTCCAGCATCTTCACGACATCAAGCGGTCGCTTGATCTTTTGGCCAAGACTGAGCCCAAATTCAATACCAAGAACACGTTTGATATTCGCAACGACTTGAACGAAGCGATCATGAACTCCAGTGACCCATACAAGCAGGCAATGCGGAAGTATGGCGAGGAATCGCAGTTGATCGATGCCCTCCGCAAGGGCCGCGAAGATGTGTTCGGCAAGGGTGTCAATGAACTGGATCAGGGCATTGGCAAACAGGATATCGAGGCATTCCTTGCCGATCCGAATATTTCGGATGCCGCCAAGGATATGTTTCGTATCGGCGGGCAGCGGGCGTTGTATCAAAAGCTGGTAGGCAGCGACGCCAGCAAATTCCAGACGAATTGGGCTGACATAATGAACAAGCCCAATCTGGCCGAGAAGTACAAGGCATTGGTGCCGCCTGACAAGATGGGCGAGTGGGACCAGATGCGTAAGGAAATGATGCAGTTGGAAGAGCGCCACAGCAATGCGGCGCGCGCGCTGGCAGGCAGCCAAACGGCACGACGCGGCGAGATGAGCAAGGAGTTCGATGATCCCAGCGTGCTTTCCGACATCGTGGCGACGGTGGTCAATCCGTCTGCGCCATCGACTTGGCGTCACTGGGTGGGGCGTCTCACTGACCGGGGTGAGGCGTCCAAGGCTACAGCCAATGCCGTGGCCAAGCTGCTGGCGATGAAAGGTGAGCGCGGCAATCAGGATGCCGTCGAGGCAATCCGAGAAATTCTGTCCAAGAGTCAGCGCAACAAGGCCAACTGGAACACCGGCATAAACAGGACGGCGAAGGTATTGCCGTACAGCGGGGTCCCCGGTTCTGAGCGGCACTACGTGCCACAGGAAAGCGACAGGACTCAGTAATGGAAAGCTGGGGCAACTTCTTCGACCAAGCACCGACCAGCGAGGCGGGGGTTCCTGTTGCCGCGATGCGCGCCGCCGCGCGTGCGCCTTCCAGCGTGTTCGGCAAGTCCGTTGCCATACCGGAAGCCCGTCCTGTCGGTCCATCGACCATGCTGCAATCGCCGCCGCCGCCGCGCATGGACATCCCGCAGCCGGAAATGCTGAAGATGCCGACCGAAGCCAGCCATGAGATTAGCGATATCGGCAAGAGCATCGCGGGCATCATCAACCCGGAGTCCCAGAAAGAGGACAAGGGCGACTTCAATCAGCGGATGAGCGCCATCGACGCCCAGCTTCAGGCCATGGCGGAAGAACGCAAGAAGATGGCGGCTGCCGTGGCGGCCAATCCCAATGCGGCAAAGGGCTCAGGCACCACGTTGACCGGCACTGCCGAAGGCATCTTCGGCAACATGATCAAACAGGAAAGCGGCGGGACGCACTTCAGCAACGGCAAGATCATCACGTCGCCTGCTGGCGCGCTGGGCATCGCCCAGATCATGCCGGGCACGGCTCCGGAAGCCGCCAAGCTGGCGGGACTGCCATGGAACCCTGAGCTATTCAATCGCGGCCCGACTGGCGATCCGGCCAAGGATGCGGAGGCGCGCGACTACAATCTTGCGCTTGGAAAAGCCTACTACGAGGCGCAACTGAAGACGTTTGGCGATCCGATCTTGGCAGCGGCGGCCTACAACGCAGGGCCGGGAAACGTACAGAGGGCTCTGGAGAAGGCCAAGGAAACGGGACGACATTATGCGGAGTTTTTGCCTCCTGAGACGCAAAACTACATAGCGGTCGTTGGTCGTCCCCCGGCCGAGAAAAAAGCGGAAGGCGGTCGCGTCCGCTATCTGCGTAGCCTGTTGGGGGCCTAGATGAGCGCCAATCCAATCCAGTACGTCACCCTCGTCAGCGGTGGCGGAACGCCGATCCGTATGGCCGATCAGTTGGGCAAGCCATACCCGACAACGGGCCATGGCGCGTTGGTGTTCAACGTCAACCCGACCATGTATTCGGCGGTCTTCAAGGGCTCTATCACCTTGGACCCCGGCACCGATCTTGGTCTTGATAGCGGATCAGTAGCCGATCCGCCGCTCTACTTTGGCGACGAGGACAATCTCGACGGCATCTATAGCTCGGGGCCGGGCCACATCAATATCGGCATCAACGGCGAGCCGATTGTCGATATCAACGGCGACGGCATCGTCATCAACGGTGACATCACCTATACCGGCGAGCTTAACGGTCCCTACCATTCGCCGCTGACGACGCGCGGCGATATCTGGTATTACGGCGAAGCCGACACCCGCCTGCCGCTTGGTCCGCCGGGCTCAGTCATGGGCAGCAACGGCATCGATGCCGTTTGGGTTTTTGCCGGTGCGGGCACAGTCACCAGCATCATGGGTGGCGACGGCATCAGCATTACGCCGACCAATCCGCTGGTCAATCAGGGCACCATTTCGCTGATGAACAGCGGTGTGACTGTCGGCATCTACGGCAGTGCCGGTAAGGCGCTCACGATTGAAGTCGATACGTATGGCCGCATACTCACCATATCGGAGACGACCGCAGCACCGGGCAATTACCTTCCGCTGACCGGCGGCACGCTCAGCGGTCCCGGCAATCTGACCCTCCATGGCACGCTCACCGGCACGAGCGCCAGCTTCAGCAGCAACGTCAATACCCTAGGCAATTTCCAGTTCAACGGCCAGCCGGTCCTGCTTCCGGAAGTGGACGGCAACTACACGGCGCTCCGCGCGCCGTTGTCGCCTGTCAACAACGTCACTGTTGGCAATGCCACCAATGCCACAAACTATTACACCAATACGTTCCATCTGTTTCGTGCAGTTGATCAAACGACGCCGTACATGCAAATCGCTGGGGCTGGGATTGAGATTTTTACGCCGGTAACGCTCAACGCCAGCTTCCTGACGGTCAAGTCGTCCACCGACTACGGCATGATCGAAATTGGCGGCGTCACCGGGGCCTATCTGGATTTGAAGGTGCCGGAAAGCGACGACTTCGATTTGCGACTCTACACGCTGGGCAGTGGCGGCACCGTTATGTCCACCGGGGCCATCGATCTTTCCGGCTCAGGTGCCGTCAATACGTTCGTCAACGGTATTCACATCGTCAACGCGCAGACTGGTGTTCTCAACGTCTACCAGCCTTTCAGCGGCACCAGCGGCGTGTTCACCGACAACAGCGGCAATACCCAGATACTTCAGGTGACGGGAACGGGCGTCAACGGCGCGGGCCTTCTTCTGTTCGGAGATAGCGCCACGCCGCGCAAGTGGCTGCGTTCCATTGGCGGTCAGTTCGACATCATCAACAACGCCTACACTGCGCCGCTGCTCGTTCTCAAGGACGACGGACTGGGCATCATTGGAAGATCGCCGGACCCGGCCAGTTCCAACAAAGAAATTGCCTCGACGGAATGGGTGAAGGCGCGGCTTACGGCTGACGTTATGGTCCCGACCGGCTCCATCATAGACTATGCCGGGGCCACGGCACCGACCGGCTGGCTGATGTGCCAAGGGCAGGCGGTGAGCCGGACGACCTACGCGGCGCTGTTTGGCGTTATTGGTGCCTATTATGGCGCAGGCGACGGATCAACGACGTTCAATCTTCCCGATCTTCGCGGTCGTGTTATCGCCGCGCCGGATGGCGGTACGGGCAGGCTGCGTAATGCCTACTTCCCCGGCGGTAATGATTCCAACACGCTTGGTCATCCCGGCGGTATAGATGCCGTCCAGTACAATTCATACTTCGGTGGATTTTTCGTCCGTGTCGGCGGCTGGGCGGGCAACGGCTCCAATTACGGTTATACCGCCAGCGGCTACACGACGGGCGCGCAGTACGTCGCTTTCACCACGGGCGGCGAGAGTTCCGGTGTCGGTGGCTTGCAGTTCGGTGGCGGTGGCTACGCCGCGCAGGCGCACACCCATGATGGTGGTGCTTGGACCCAAGGTCAGGGCCTCAACGCCTACATCAACAGCTTCGGCGCGCATGGCGTGACGGACGCAGCTAACGTGGCTTCGGACGTGCGGACCAACGTGCAGCCGACCATCATTATGAATAAGATAATCAAGACCTAGGGGATCAATACATGACCACTGCCCCGCAGTACGTCACCCTTGTCGTTCAAGGCGGCACCCCCGTCCGCATTAGCGACCAGAGGGGCGCTCCGTATCCCACGACGGGACGCGGCGCGTTGGTGTTTGCCGACAACCCGATCCTCAACAATCCTACTTTTACCGGGCGGGCGATCTGGCTCAACGGGCAGGCGATTGGGCTGGACCCCGGCACGGTCACGGCCCCGGCGATCTACTTTGGCGACATCCTGAATGACGACGGCTTCTATAGCGAAGGGCCGGGCCACGTAAACGTCACCATCAACGGCATCGAGGTTGCCGACTTCTCGTCCACCGGGCTCGAAATCACGGGTGACATCACCTACAGCGACACCCTTACCGGCAACAACGCCCACTTCACCGGGGCGGTGACGGCACCGACCGTGCCCTATCCCGATAACGACACGACCGTTGCGACCACGGCCTACGTGGCGGCGGCCATCGCCACCGAGATTACCGGGGCTTACTTGCCGCTGACCGGCGGCACGGTCAGCGGCGATCTGTGGGTGGGCTCGGTCATTCACATGGAGCCGGACGACGCCTCGATCACGGCGGCGAAAATCAACATCACTGCCCTCTCGGTGCCCACGCTCAACTATTCAAACACCAGCAATCCGGCCAACCAGAAAAAATGGGCGACGCGGGTTCGAGACGGCGATGGCTTTTTTGAGCTAGGCGCGGTCAACGACGCAGGCGTGCCGTTCTATTCGTCGGCGTGGGACCGTTTCGGCGGCCTGACGATGCAGAGCGATTTGCATGTTCATTACAACTGGCCCAATCCCGGTGCGGGCTCGCATGTCTGGCAAGACGGATCGTTTACTTCGTATTCCAGAGCCAACCTTGCGCGCGGCTTTCATTTCAGGATCATCGACAATCCGGTAGATGCGAAGTCTTGGCTCGTTCAACCCCGCAATTCTACTCCCGGCAGTGGTTCTTTTGCCATTGAGGCACTTACCGATGCCGCTGCCGTAACCGTCCAGAAGGGCTGGTATTTCCATCGTGACGGCAGCACGGTATTTCCCGGCTCGCTCACCGGCACGGTGATCAACGGCACGATTGCCAACATCTCCAACTACGCAACGATTGGCGGCTACACCGCGCGCATTATCGGTCAGGCCCAAGGTCAGGGCACGTATGGATCGCTCCAGATTGTAAACTCGCCTACGACAAGCACCACCTTGTCCATGTATCGGTACACGGCTTCCCAAGCCGGGCCGGTTATCGTCATGGGCACGTCGCGTAACACGACAATCGGAGCCCCCGGTGTCCTCAATGTCGGGGACACGATGGGCATCATTTCCTTCGATGGCAGCGACGGCGTTCAGTTTACCGAGAGCGCCAGCATGCGGGCCAGAGTGGATGCTACGGTCACTCCGGGTACGGCTGAAACGTATGGGCTCATTCCGTCCCGGCTGGAGTTCATGGTTACTCCGGTGGGCGGCTTTGGACCTACGGAAGCGATGCGGATTTCCTCCAACCGCATCGTCAGCTTCATCACCTATCCCATCGCCCCGACACCCCCGGTAGGGGACAGCACGCTCAAGCTGGCGACGACGGAGTTTGTCACGTCGGGACTTGGCGGCCTTGGGGGATTCCTGCCGTTGAGCGGCGGCACGCTCACCGGGCCTTTGGGCATTGGCCGCGCCCCGACTGCCATCTTCGATGTTGCTGCTAATGTCGCGAGTTCCTCAAAGGTCATCTTCGCCAATATCGATACGGGAGGGGGCAGCCAGATCATTCAACAGGACGCCGGACCTGTCCGTGTCACCAGAGAATTGGGATGGTCCTTGTTTGGAACGCTGCTTGAGTCTGGTGTCGGCGTCACGCTTCGTAGCAGCAATTTTGACAGCCATGTATTCGCCAATACGGCAGGCAACAAAAATCTGTTTGCCATCAATAGCAACCGGCAGACTGTCTATTACGGCGCAACGTCCGGCACCGCCCAGATTCAGGCTGCTGCCGTTTCCGGCAGCGTTGTCATTACGTGGCCCGCTGCGACCGGCACGGTGGCGCTGGTGTCTCAGCTTGCCGGTTATGTGCCGATCACGGGCGGGCCGATTGGCCCGGTCATCATCAACAATCCGACAGAAGGCCGGGTGGAGATTGCCCAGACCGGCGGCCATCTCTCGCTCTATGACAACGATGATCCGATGGTCAACTGGATCATCACGGGCGCACCCGTTGACCGTAAAAACTGGTCCCTGCGCGGCTGGTCAACTGATCAGTCCTTGCGCTTGCAGGCCAATCCCGAAAGCGCGGGAAACCCGCTGGCGTTGTGGACTTTTTCCCGCTCGGGCATCCTGACCTTGCCCGGCGCGCTCAATGCGCTGAATGGCTACACGCTTTCGTTTGTTACTGAGGGCTACATACAGGCCGCCGACTATACGGCCCAAGGCACAAATCCACTGTTTGCCTTCTACAAGACAGATGGAGCCGTCGATCAGAAGCGGTCATCGTGGCGTACCGAGAACGGCGATACCGTCCTGTTTCACCACAACGACCTGTTTAACATACAGTCGAAGTATGTCTTCGGGCGTTTGGGCACGGTGACATTCCCCGGTGAGGCTGGACCGGGTGTTGTTATTGGGCCGGGTTACGACACTGGCTATGTGCAGGCGTCGTGGCTCAACCTTACCGGCTGGGCCGGTATGGACCTTGTATCGACTTACTCAGCGGTGGATCAGAAGGCATCGCAGATATACATTGCTGACACCGATCAAGGTGCGTTGGTCATCAGGCACAGAAGCGACGGTGATGCCGTTCAGGCTACGTGGTCGTTCTATCGCAACGGCACCACGCAATTTCCCGGTGTCGCCCTTGGCGTGACACCCCCGGTGGGCGCACTGGGCACGGAACTGGTGACGGCGGCATGGGTGCTTGAGCATGCCGGTGGCGGCAGCGGCACGGGCGCTATCTTCTTCGTCGGCCCGGCACCCCCGCCAGCCCCGGTGATCGATCAGCTTTGGTGGAACAGCGATGCCGTGACCGGCGGCGGGCAGCTTTACGTTTATTATAACGACGGAAATTCGGTTCAATGGATTCCTGCTGCGCCAGCGGTTGGCGGCGGTGGCAGCAGCAGCAACACCATCACGGGAGACTTTTTCGTCAACGGCTCAACGACCCTGCGCGGCGTTGTCGATATCGTCGCCTCGTCGGGCTTTGGCGAATTGCAAGTCACCGGCCCCAGCGGGGCCTACATCGATCTGGTCAGCCCCAGCACGGAAGACTTCGACTTGCGTCTGGTTACGTATGGAGCGGGCGGCAGCCTGCTCTCCAACGCCGCGATCAACCTCCAAACCCTCACCGTCGATCCCATCAATTTCTGGATCAACAGCGTCAACAAGTTTTCGGTCAACGACACCTATTCGCAGTTTTATCATGCGTTGGTTGGCACGGATGCGACTTTCACCAGTTTCGTCAGTGCGGGCACTCCATCTTCTGGCGGTGGCCGGGCCTTCATACAGGGCGGCGATGCCACGCATCCCGGCTACCTTGCCCTCATGGCCCCCGGAGAGGTCCGTCTGGGCTATATCGGCTTCAATCCCGGCAAAGTGTCGTACAACGCCGATTTGGGATACATCCACGAGTTCTCGACCGGCAACGTGTCGATGCTTGGTAATTTAACCATCAGCGGCTCAATTACCGCTGATGGTGGTATGGTTTTACGAGGTGCATTTCCCACAATTCAATTTCAGACACTAGGCGACAGCACCAACAAGTACATCCGCCACAACGCCACCAAGCTCGAAATTTTGAACAATGCCGGAACGGTGATGTTCAGCTTAGCTGACAACATGGCGGCGACATTCAGCGGTGCGCTGACCGGCACCACGGCAGCTTTCTCCGGTGAAATTACTGCGGCAACGCCAGCTACCGCCGACAATGACACGACGGTCGCAACGACAGCTTTCGTCAAGGCGCAGGGCTATGTGACGGCGGCTTCGCCTGCGTTGAGCGGCAACCCGACAGCGCCCACGCCTGCGATTGGCGACAACGACACGTCGATTGCGACGACGGCCTACGTCCAAGCCGAGATTGCTACCCTCGCCCAAACCTCGCAGACCGGCACTTATTCGACGGTCCTTAGTGATGCGGGCGGCAGCGTCTATCATCCCGCAGCGGCAGCGGCGGCCAACTGGACGATCCCGGCCAACGCCACGGTCGCTTACCAGATTGGCTCAACGATAACCTTCATCAATGACAGCACCAATGCCGTGACGATCATCTGCGGCGATACGATGGTGTGGTCGCCTGCGGGCACGACGGGCAATCGCACGCTGGCTCAGTACGGCGTGGCGACAGCGGTGAAGGTCACGGCTACCCGCTGGGTGCTTTCCGGAACGGGCCTTACGTGAGTGCGGGGGCAGCCATTCTGCTGGCCAACAATACCGGCGCGGCGGGTGCCGCCCCGGTGCGCGTCGATCTCATCCAGACGGCGGGGGCAGGCAGCGTCACCGTGCCTGCGGGGGCGACCGTGTTCACCGCAGAGGCGATTGGCTCGGGGGGCAACGGCTTCGGCAGTGCCACGACGGGTCAGCGGGCGGGTGGTGGTGGCGGGCAGTACGCCATCAGCAACGCCAAGATCGCTACGTCGGTTGGTAATACGATTTTCTACTCGGTCGGTGCCATCGGCGGCGGCAACGATAGTTGGGTCAATACGACCAACGCAGTGCCTACGGTCGCAACGACAGGATGCCGCGCCAGAGGCGGCACCAACGCGGCGGCGTCAACGGCAGGCATCGGCAGCACCGCAGGTGGCGTTGGTGCTACCATACGCAATGGCGGCAACGGCACGACCGGCAACAACTCGCCGGGTGGTGGCGGCTCAGGAGCGACGACAGCGGCGAGTGGCCAGACCGGCGGCACCGATACGACCGGGCTCAGTTCGCCCACCATGGCCGGGGGTAACGGCGGCGGCACGGGCGCGGCGGGCACGGCACCGGGAGGTGGTGGTGGCAACAACACCGTTGCCACTAATCCGGTCGGCTCCATTGGCCGCGTCCGCATCATTTTCTACGCATCATAGGTGAGCCATGCCTTTAGATTTCCCGGCCGCGCCTTCGCTCAACCAGCAGTTTTTGGCCGCCAATGGCGTCGCCTACATCTGGAACGGCTCCTACTGGATGGTCGCCACGGGTGTCGGCCCTTCATACTTGCCGCTGACCGGCGGGACGTTGAGCGGCGATCTGATTGTCGGCAGTGACAATGTTAATGGGCTTCATGCTTACGCGGACTTTGGTTGGATAGGTATATTCAGCGATACCACACAGAATGAAGCGGCACTTGAACTTACTATATCGGATGCACCAGCTAATAAGAAAGTCTGGGTAATTGAGACTAGAGCTAGTGCTACTGGAGGCGGTATACCGGCTAACGCTCTGTCGTTTCAGGCGCGTGGCGATGATTATTCGCCTATTGGACCGAATTGGATTTTTAATCGCGACGGCAGCACGTCGTTCCCCGACAAGGTTGAGCTTATCGCGCCCGCTATCAGCGACACAGCGGGCCTTTGGTGGAACAATTCACAGTACATCGCCAATTATCGCTTCTGGCGGATGTACCAGACTCAAGGCGATCTTTGGCTCTCGTCCCGAAACGACGATCTCATCGGAACTCCGACGAACTTTATATTCAACCGCTTTGGCGGGATGAATATGTTTGGTCCGCTCCTTGTCGGCAGTCCGTACGGGGGCTCTAACGCTCAACCTGCGATCAGGGCCAACGTAACGTGGAACGACGGTGCGGTTGATTTTGCCGCCTACGCCCTCGATCTCACCAACACGGCAAGCGGTGCTGGCTCCAAACTCATCAGGTTAAATGTCGGCGGCGCTACGGTTTTCTCCGTCGATACGTCCGGCAGCATGATCGCCAAGACGGGGAGGTTTTCGGCCATCGATGGTGCGCTCATCCTTGGCGGTTCCGGCGCTACCAAGGGCATACGCATTTTCGCTGACGCTGTTGGTGCGATGATCGAGGGTGTCGATCATACGTTGGGCCTGAGCTACCAACCGCTAAGTTTTGCCGGAACCATCATCAATTTTAATTCTCCCATATCGGCTGGCACGGCGAGATTCAGCGGCGCAATCGAAGCCAACAATATGTCTCCCACTATGGTCTTTCAGGGCGATATCGACGGAGCCAAGTGGCTTACTACCTTGGGCGGCTACAGGTTCTCTTGGCTCAACGATGCCGTGGGCTTGCCGGTCGCTGATACGGGATCGGTCGCCTATAACGGTCGCACCTATTACCCGCGCATGTTTGTCGATGCCAACGCCAACTTGAAAGTGGGCGATTGGATTCTTGCGAAAAGAGCGGCGTTTGACTCGCCTGCTCTCGGACAGGTCTTGAATGATACCATGGTGCCACTGCGCCTTCAGACCAACGACGGCAACATCGAAAACCTGACCTTCTATCTAAAGCGCGTGGTTGCCGGAAATGATTGGAGCAAGACCCGCGTCGAAATTGAGCGCACCGTCGATGGCAACGAGGGCGGTCACATATACTGGCAGGGCGGAGAGATTGGATTTGGTTGGAACACTTATCCACGCGGCATAGGATTGGGATCGAATGGCTACGTTAATTTTGCCAATGGTGCCTCTTACGTCGGCCCCGATGGCTCATTTAACGGTCCCTCCGTAGTCGTTACTAACGGAATTACCGTTGGCGGCGTTAGCACAGGCCGGATATCGATGGCTGACGGTGGCGCGAACACCGGCTACATGGCGTTTTGGACCCCGGCCAATGTTCGTCGCGGCTATATCGGCTTCGGTGGTGCGGCGGGCGGCCTGAGCTATGTCCTCGACACTGCGCCGGGAAATCATGTATTCGCGGGCGGCCCGATTGATGCCCTTGCTGGCCTTCTTGTTACTGGCCCGCTGACTCTCCAGCCGAATATCCAGCCTAACGAGGGCGGGGAAATTCAGTTTGTATCGGCGTCGAGCGGCACGCACAACGCGACGTTCGATGCGTTCCAGAACACGCTTCGTATGTTCTCTACCAACAAGACCACTGCTGGCAATGTCGGCCTGTGGGATATGGAAATGGCCACCGCCGCGACGACTTTTTACGGCGAAGTGAACACGATCAACACCTACAAGCTCAATGGCCAGCCGGTGCTGATACGTGAAGCTGGCGACTACACCGCGCTACGCGCCCCGCTCAGCGCCGTCAACAACCTCACGATGGGAAACACGGTCAATCCCACGTCCTATTACACCAACGCCGTTCATATGTTCCGTGCGCTCGATCAGGCGGATATTTTCGGACAGTTCACTACTGATGGCTTGATAAGCAAGGCAGTCATTTTACGGGGCAATACTAACGGCGCTCTGACTCAGATTTTCCTTGAAAATCTCAGCACGGGAGACAACGCAGGATCGCGCATCCTGTTCAACTTGAACAACGTCGCCAATGCTTACGGCTTGGTCGAACTGAACAACAACGGCCCAACTGAGCCACCTATGATGAACTACTTCATTGGTGCTGGCGGTGTCGGCCATGCCTTCAATCAATCGATGTGGGTCAACGGCGGCTGGGACACTCGTCCTGCCATGACCGTTTACGGTGGCGGCGCGACTTCTCCCAATCCGTCAACGACAACCGGCCTTAGCGCGACGCTTCGCATCCACACCGATAACGTAGCTCCCGGTACGGGTGGCATGATCCTGTTCGGCATGCAGGGCGGCACCGGCTACGCCGCTATCAAGGGACAAGGCGTCAATGGCGCGAACAATACGCAGGGCCAACTCGTTTTTGCCACACGCAGGGTCGATACGGATGCGACACTTACTCAGGCAATGGCGATCAACTACGACGGCAATACGTTGTTCAACGGTGTCGCATGTCCGGCTGCCGATGGTGCTTACACTCTAGGGGCTGCCGGTAATCGTTGGTCGGTAGTTTATGCTGTTAGCGCCACCATCAATACATCAGGCCGAGACACCAAGACCGAGTTGAGCGGTCCCACCGACGCTGAGCGCCGGGCCGCCGCCCGCATCAAATCAATTGGTACAACGCGCTATAAGTTTCGCGATGCCGTCGAGAAAAAGGGCGACAAGGCGCGCTATCATTTCGGCTACGTGGCCGAAGACATACGCGATGCACTGGCCGCCGAAGGGCTCGATCCGTGGGCCTACGGCATGCTGTGTTCGGATGAAATCGAAGGCGGGCAGCATAGGCTTGGCCTGCGCTACGACGAGCTATATGCGTTCCTGTCCAGCACTTGAGGGAGACAACAATGCCCGCAGTATCAACCACGATTTACACTTGCGACAGGGACGCCTACGTCTCGGAGCCGTCCTCTGCTGGCCTGCCTGCGGGCTGGACGACGTTGCAGTGCTTGACGACAAGCACGCCGCCGCCGCCGGTCGAAGGTCAACCGGCGACGCCGCCTATTCAGCAGAATAGCTACGTGCTTCTGTGCCCCGGCTGCTCGGCGCAGTTTGTCGCCTTCAAGACACCGGCAAAAGCCGCCTAGTTGGGGCGGCCCGGTGAGCCGTTGAGCAGCGGCGTCATCTGTCCGGCGACGATGGGGCCAAACGACCGCACAACGTCAGCCTTGAGCTTGACCAGCATGTCGGGCGGGATATCCACGACTTGACCGTTGCCCTTCTTGAGGGCGTCGCGGATATCCATTGCCGTCATGTAGCGCGACACCGATTCCGACTCGGTATAGGTCTGCCCCTGCGGAGGGGTGCCCAGCGACACCGTGATCAGGACCATGCCAACCGTCCACGGCTGCTTGGTTTCCGGATGCAGCAGCGGATCGCCTTCCAGATCGAGAAGATGGGCTCCAACCTTGATTTCCATTACGACTCCTTGCGTTCAAACTGCGGATGCAGGCGTTCCAGATGTTGTAACCTTTCCGTACCCCATTCCAGCAAGCCTTTTCTTGGTTCGGCCAACTGACTTGGATCGATGGACTCCTGACGGAGGTAGATGCCTGCGGTGACGGTCGTCTGATCGTCTTCGGGGCCGAAGACGACTTGGATGGGCGTCCGGCGGTAGTAGTTGGGATGCCCTTCAAGACGGTCAACGGCGGCTAGCCCTTCATGGGTGACGGCATAAAGCTCACCGACGACTTGGCCTAGATAATCCGTGTAGATTCCCCGGAACTTGACGGAAGGCTTCCAGACGTAGGGAAAGCCATCGGTCAGCACGAACTGCTCCAAGGTCGTGGCGTCGCCAATGAACCGGGACTTGTGTTCGACCAGCAGACGGTGGTTGCCCCACGGACGCTTCAAAGTGCCATAGACAAAGAGACGATGAGGGTGGGTCGAGGAATGTATTTTCATTTTATCCACTATACTTATTTTGTCGGTAATTGCAACTCTGCTGGAAAATTTAGGAAAAACCACTAATATAAGACGATGGATTACCTTACCCCCACAAGCCTTCGCGAGAAGGCACCGGCAACGCAAAAACTGGCCAAGACTAGCGATGCGTTGATCGACACCTCTGCCTTTCTGCGCCATATCGCGCAACAGGGATTCAAGCCTGTCTTTGCCGCACAGGGCAAGGCGCACGCCGACGTGGACAGTCCCGAGAAGGGCAGGCACTTCGTCGTTGCCGGTCATACGGACGGGTCCTGTTATGCCATCCTCAACTCCCACACCGTGTACCGCAGGGCATGGCTGGGTGCCGGATTCTACAGCGGAACGACGTTCATCATAGGAGCCGTCGTGCCCCTGCCAAGATGGCGGGGCTTTGCCGATCCGCTGGCTGAACTGGCGGGTTATAAACCGGGGCTGGAAGCGGCTAGGGAGGCTCTGGAAGGGTGGCGTCCGGACGCCTACCAGCAACGCTGGCTGGCCAAGAAATTCGCCTCCACAGCCTATTTACCGGGCCACAAACCATGCTGGTACAAGTCCCTGTCGATGACCCGCACGGACCTGTCCGGCCTAAGTGTGCTGTACCTGATGATGGGGGCCGTGATGCTGGGCGGGCTGGACCCTGAGCCCAAGCAGGGCTTCCCGCGTCGCCGCAAGGTGAAGCCCCTCAAAGGACCGGACGCCATGATGCAGGCGTCCAATGCCGCCTTCCGCACGGGGCTGGATGCCATCCGGAAATACCACCTGACCGATACGTCGCTCAATTTTCCCAGCTATAAGAGGACGTGACGGAAGACGATCTTTGGAATGCCATCCGGCCTAATCTGCGGGGCCGGTGGTGGCGTCTGGAGACGGTGGTGCCGGACGGGCTGCCCGACACTTTCGGCCTGTGGCAGGGCCACACATGGTGGTGCGAGCTAAAGATCGGCAAACCGGCGACCAAAAAGCTCAGGCCGAAGCAGATAGAATTTGGCTACGAGTGCCTGCGCCAGCGCATCCCGTTTTATGTCTGCTTCGGCTACAAGGGCAAGCCGCGCTTCTACCGCGACTTCAAGTTTGCCACCGAGATTAAGCCCCCGTTTTATCGGACGCCCGACGCCTAGCGTCACGCTCCATATGAAATTCGATGTCGATCAGGTCGGGCTTACCGGCAAGTTCGGCCCAATCCAGCGCACGGATCAAATCTTCAATCGTGGGCTTCAAGCCCTGATCGACCAGCGACATGAGCATGAATTTCAGGGCGTTGCCGTCCATCGATTCCCCCTTGGAGCAAGTGCGGCGAGGCCATGAGGGTCCGCGCAAGGTCCGCCGTTGCGGCGTGCGCGTCGAGTATAAGCTCATCGACAGTCCCCGGCGTTACGAAATCGACGTATAGAGCGGAATGCTGCTGGCCCAGCCGGTGGATGCGCCCTTCGCTTTGCCAGCGATGTTCCCGATTGAACGTGTTGGAGTAGTAGAACGACGTGTTGCAGCATTGCAGTCCGTCCAAGCCGGTACTGCCCGCCGCGACGTTCAGGATCATGTAGTCAATTTCGCCGCGCCGGAAGGCAGCGATGTTTGCCGCCCGGTCGGCCAGCGACACACTGCCGTCAATGAACGCAAAGCGTTCCGGACGGTCGACCACTTCCATGATCTACCGAATGTCGTCCTTGAAGCGCACCCAAATGAGCGCCTGCCCGTCATGGGCTTCCAGCGCATCGGCCAAGGCTTGTGGCCGGTTGTTGCGGACCTTTTTGGGCACGGCGGTTTCCATGCCGTCCTCGTCCGTCACGGTTTCGTAGTAGCGACCGCACAGGACTTGCTGGAGCCGAAGGATGCGGGTGAGGGCAATGGCCGGGCTTTCGATGCGACGCTGCGCCAAATCCTCGACAAGCTGCTTGGCCAGCATCGTGTAGATGCGGCTTTGCTCCGGTGTCATGTCCACGTTGATGCGCTCGAAACGCTGCGGCGGCAGTCCCAGCACGGTGTCGGGCACCATGAAGCTGACTGGCGCAATCTTGCGGACCAGTTCTTCCTGATTGCGATAGCCGACAATCTCCAAGGCACCCATGCCGCCCGCCCGCCCCGGCACTGGCCGGGTGATGCAGTAATGACTGCGGAAGGAAAAGTAGTTGCGGTGCCCTATGATATTTTCATCGAGGAATTGGTACTGCGTGAAAATATCTTCCAATCCCTTGGTAATAGGCGTCCCGCTCAGAATCGCGCGGCAATTTGCCAGTGGCGCTAACCGCAAGATTCGCTTTGTCCGTTGGGCCTTGTAGTTTTTGATGCGAGTTGATTCGTCCAAAACCAGCATCATGCGACCGGAACGCAGAAACTCGGTGATATCGTTGGTCGAAGGCGACGTGTCGGAGCTAAAGGCTTCGACGTTAAACGCCATGATCCGCAGCGAACCGGCCTGCGCCATGGAAACTCCCCACGGAATGCGTCCGCGCGGCTTCCAGATATGTGTAAGACGACCCACCATATCCGTCAGGTGTTCCGGCACGGCCTGCTCAATCCACTGTTTGTGAACACCATTGGGCGCGATGATGCAGAGTCCATCTATCAAGCCGCGCATGTACTTGTCCGCCGCGATGTCCAAGATCATCTTGGACTTGCCGGTGCCCAGCGCACAGGGAGCCAGCGCCATGTTGTCGAGGTGACGGGCGTGGGTGAACAGCTTTAGCTGATAGGCGTGCGGCGTTACCTTGAACGGCCAAGTGTGTTCATACTCGCCCGGCTCAGCGGCGCGCAGACGCTCCATGTAGCGGTAGGTGCGGGCTTCCATCAGCCGGTTGCCGGGGTCGCGCCAGATGGCATCGGCTAGAAGGGAATGAAGATATAGGAGATTAGCACCGCAAGTAGGTAAACCATCGCCAATCTCAGGATCAAAATCGGGAGCGCCCGCATAGATGTCCCCTATTCGCAGCCGGTCGATGCCGGTCACGGTGATCAGGCTGGGAGTGACGGTGATGGTGGCGGTCATCTGATCCTCTGATATCGGCTGCACTCCCGCTTCAGGGAGCGAATGTCTTGGGCAATCCGTCGCGGCACAATGCCCGCGCCATACCCGTCAGCGACCTTGGCCGCTTCCTCCAGCACCATGTTGATCTCGCGACGCAGCTTATCGATCTCGTCGGCAAGGGAAGGGAGAGCGTCGAGCAAAGCGTAGACGGTCGGCCACGCGATCTTTACGTCGCGGCCGAATTTGTCCATGAACGCGCCATGCTTCTCGCGTATCTCCGCCACTGTCATTGGCTCGTCGGGCATTATTCTTTCCTCTGTCCTCTCAGCGCGACGCGCGCGGCAGTTTCAATGTCGTCTGCCAACGTCCTCATATATTCCAGCCCTGCCCGCAGCCGCTCGATCTCGTCGGCGGCTTCGTCTTGCAGGTCGTTCCTCCATATCCTGTCGCGCAGCCGCTCAACGATGTCGGTCATGGCTTATCCTTTGAGGGCAGCATCGACCAGCCGCACGAGCTTGGAGCCGAAATTATATTGGGCGTTGCAGCGTTTGATTTCGTGCAGCACCGCGCGCAGTCGCTCGATCTCGTCGGCGGCTTGGCCAAACGCTTCACCCACACCGTGAGGGTCGTCTTTCCACGCCGCCTGCAATCGCCGCATCCGGTCCAGCACGTCGCCATCGACATGCCTCGACGGCTCGTCGTAGGGCTGTGTCATCGGATCATATTTTGGCTCGGCCATTTCGGCCTCACGTCGTGCTTGATCGGAACGGGCATGAGGCACCTGATCGTCCGGATTGCTTTTATACTTCATGTAATTAACCATGATGATCTCCTTTATCTGTCGGCTTTAAGGTGATGATCAAGCGCGGCCAGCGCCTTTTCGAGGTCGCGGTTGGTCGCCGCGAGCAGATTACGCAGCCGCTCGATTTCGTCGGCGGCTTCCTTGCGCTCGGCATGGACGATGTGGAACAGCGTTTCGTAGTGGCCGTGCCTGCCTTCATTCATCAGCCGGTCGTAGAGCGCAGCAACGCGCTTGTTGATAGCCATCTTTTTCACGATATCGGTCATCACTGCACCATCGGTGGCGGGCTGGCCCGCCGGTTCTGGAACATGGCTTCGCGGACTTGCAGCCGGGCCATGATCTTGTGGATGCGCTCGTTGATATCCTTGCTGGTCGCGCCGACTTGGACAATCTCCACGTCCTTGCGGATGTGTTCCGCCTTGTCGGGGGGCGGCGGCTCAACCGCCAGCGCAAAGGTCCATGTTTCCGCCATTTCCTTCAACTCATTCTGCGCCGCCTTGGCCATGCGGTCGGCACCGTGGACCTTGATGTTGGACACGATCTGGTCGTAGCCGAAACGCTGCAAGAACAGGCGCACGGCAGTCAGGGCAAGGTGCTGCTCAATCGGGCGGATGTTCTGATAGCGCGTGGCCACTTCCATCTGCGTCACGATCTTGATGGCAATCTCGTTGGGCAGCTTAGTCATGGGCTTGCCCATCCCGTGATGGCGATGCGTGTCTGGATGGATGTGCCACAGACACGCAGGCAGTCGTACAACTCCGACTCATGCCTCTTGAACAACGCCTTGTAGTAATCTTCGACCGTGCCGAAGTGGGTGAAAAAGGTGCGAATGGAAACGCCCGACTGAGCGGAAATTTCCTTCGCCGTTGGTCGCCAGTTGCCGCGCTGCACCAGTATCAGCCCGGCAAAAAGCATCTGGTCCACGCCGCGATTTTTACGCAGCGTCCGACCATCGAAAGTGGTGCTCATCTATCATCCCCTACTTTGACGACCATGCGGGCTGTGGCAGATACGGCTTGGTCATGCCGTCTTCGATCAGGCGGCGCGTGAAGATGGTCTTGATGCGCGACAGCGCCGGGCTACGATCACGGTCGTTGAGCGTGCGGCTAACCAGCCAGTCCAGATAGCTGCTGTTGGCGCTGAGCGCCATGAGGCAGTGCTTGAACTGCGTGTCGGACAGGACGCTGACGCGCGCACCGCCCTTGCGGGTGGTGTCGATGACCATGCGGCGGTACAGCCACATGCAGATGGTCATGTTGAGGTTGCCCCACAGCTTGTAATACTCCGGGTCACGGCCCCATGCGTTATCCATCAAGCTCATCACCTTGATCAGGTTGGCTGTGCTTGTGTTGTCCTGTGCGGAGGCGACTTGTGTGATGGACAGGCCACGGCTGCTGCCGCTGGGCGTCTCGGTGGACGACTTGTCCCAACCGCGCAATACCGTCGCCAGATTGACAAGCGGCCCGCCGCTGCCCTTGCGCCGGATATGGGTGTAACCGATAAACGGGCACTCACGCATGATGCGCTGGAGGTTGGGCATGTTTGGAGCCAAGCCGCGCAGCAAGTCGTCGGGCTTCATTTTCTTGATGGCGGTGTTCAGCTTGACGAACTCGTCGGCCATTTCCGCCATGGTGTCGAAGTGGACGACACGGATGTCGGCAATGATCTCGCCCATGCCGCTGATGCGGAACGCCTCGATGCGGTGCTGGCCATCGACAATGTAATAGACCTTTAGATCATTGGGCAGCGTGCCCAACGTCAATTGGCCCGACATGGATACGCCATCCTCACGCATTTCGGCGGCGATTTCCTCGACCTTGGCGTTGACCGATACCGGCCGTTGCCACGACGGGATACGCCAAGAGTTGACCTGATCGGGCGTGATGATCAGGGTTTCCATCGTACTGCGCTGGGCCTTGGGGGCCGCCTTACGTCCCTTCAAGGGAATAATGTCGGGCATCACCGTCTCCTATTTCGGTGTACCCAACATAACCGTTTCCGCTAAAATAACAAGCGGCATTTAACGCGCGGCTTAAATTATTTTAGCGGACCTCTGCCCACGTCGCGCCAACCTTCACATCGGCAATGACTGGAATGGTGAGCCGGGTGCTTGTCTCCATGATGTCCTTGATGTCCGCCACGGCCCTATCGCCCGCCGCGCCCATCGGTATGGAGACGTTGCAGTCGTCGTGGACTACCACCAAAGGGGTAATCCCTGCCCGCCTAAGCTGAATCTGAGCGCGCTTCATTTGATCTGCCGCAGACCCTTGGATCACGGAATTACAGGCTTTGTATGTACGTTGGTATTCCTCGCCTTCCTTCTGAAAGTGGCAACGACGACCGCCGATTGTTTGTACCCAGCCGCGCCGGTCGGCGGCTTCCTTTGTCTCGCGCTGCAAGCCCTTGATGAAAGGGAAGGCGCTATAATGAGCGTCCAGCAGGCGTTGGCCTTCGACACCGGCAGCCTCGTAGTGGCTGCGCCGGACGGTCGGCAAGCCAAGGCGGCGGCATATCTCGGCACCGCCAGCCCCGTACAGGATCGCCAGATTGATGGTCTTGGCGTCGCGGCGGGGGATGTCCATCATCTGCCCCACCTCGCCGTGAAGGTCGGTGTGGGGATCGGCGCGGAAGCGGTCGGCCATTTCCTTGGCCCCCCGGATGCCTGCTTTCTCGGCTATGTGAACGGCTAGGCGCGGCTCTTGGCTCGCGTAGTCGAGCTTGCCCCACTGCTCGCCCTTTTCAGGTTGGAAGCATGCGCGAACTGCGTCGCCAATTTCCGGATCGCGGGTCGGGAGGTTTTGGAGATTGGGATCGGTACACGACCAGCGGCCCGAAGCAGTGCCACGCATTCCTTCTCTGTCGTTATCAGTACCGCTCCGCCGAAGGGGATTAAAATCAGCATGGATACGTCCGTTGACTGCGCTGTCCAGAATGTAACCTTGGAGGAACGTGCTGATGGCTTTGGCATAACGTCTCGCTGCGTTGATGGCGTTGGCGACAGGTGAGCGCAAGGCATCGATCACTTCCTTCCGGATCGAATCCTTACCTGTGGCAGTCTGAGGTAAATCCAGAGCAGGATTCTCAGCACGTAAAGCCCTTGCAAGCGATACGTTATCGGTAGCACTGCAAGCCACGCCGCTAATAGAACGTACCAAATCCAATTGCTGGTCACGCTTCCTCTCAAACTCCTGCATAAGTTGAGCCGCACGGTCCACGTCCACCCGCACGCCACGCTTTTTCATGTCCACGCCAACCAGTATGCACTCGCGTTCAAGATCAAGTATCCGGACCATCCGTTGGTCCCTGACCATCGGCATCAAATGATGAAATAAATCCAGCGTCAGACGGGCGTCGGCAATCGCGTAGGGCTCAGCCAGCCACGCGGGCACCATGTCCATGTGCGACTTGGGATCGCCTAGGCCCCCGGCCGCGCAGGCGGCGAGGAACGGTTTATCCGCCTTCCCGCGAGATAGGTAATCGAGTCCCAAGGAATCGAGAGAATAGGAATGTCGGAACTCATCAAGTAGAGCCGCAATTCCTTGAACGTCAATCGGGAGGTTTGCAGGTCGGATACCTTCTCGGTCAAGCCAACCAAGGTCATAGGCAGCGTTTGCATAGATGAATGTTACCTCCGGTTTTGCAGCTTGAGCAGCAAACCAGCGCAGAAATCGCACACGGTCCACGTTGCCATCGCTATGAGCCAAAGGAACATAGAAATCGCCAGCGTCGCTACTGAAAGCCCAACCACAATTAAACCCCACGCCAGCGTAAGGCCATGATGAACCCATGCCAGCAGACAGACCGGGGTCATGGTTTTCCGAGTCGATTGCGACAAAGCCGTGTAGCTCGGGAAGCGCGGTGTGGGGGGTCCAGCCATCGGGCTTGGTGAAGATGGGACGGGACATTTGGACATGCTGTCGTCGCTTCCCTCTAACCTTAACAGGCGAGATATCATCGAACAGTTGCAGTTGCATGATTGATTATAGCTTGTTCTTGGTCATTTCCAACGACGCACAGATGATGTTGGCGTCGCGGGAGTTGCCGCATTGGCACATGACGTGAATGGGGTTCGCCTGCATGTCCTTCACCGCCCAATAGGTCGGAGGGTGCGGTCCCGGCTCAACGACATAGCGTTCCACCGCGCTGGTCGTCAGGTCTTTCTGCTCGGCAATCCAATCGCTGATGTCGATGTCCTGCACGGTGCCGACAGGACCATGCACCTGACTGTCAATCTGAGACTTGGGCAGCCAGATATCCGTACCGTCGTGTTCGACCAATATGGCCTTGTCGGTTTCCCGCTTGAGCTTGACGTGGATGGTGACGCTCATCAGTTGGCCCTTCCGCTGAATATGCCGACATAGCCGCCACCGGCCCACGTCGCGTTGGTGTTGGACAGGTCAAGCAAGCTGGCGTGTTCCAGCGCGGCGGCAAGGGTTTCGACGCCCCACGTCTTGATCGGTCCCCGCACCACGTCCAGTCCATCGACAAGCTCGATGGCATCGGTGCCGAAGGTGATTTCGCCGTTGCCAATCTTGCACGTCGTTCCGCCATACCCGGCGATGCGCTTGACCGCTTCCTTCAAGCCATCGGGCACCGGATCGGTCGGCACGGCGATGTTGATGGCGAAGTCGATGATGTTGTCGGGCGCGTTCTGCACCAGCAGGGTTGTGAATAGCTCAACTTGCGGCCACGAAAAGCTGATCATATTGCCGCGTTCACGCAATATGGGCGGCTCACCCTCCATGTTGGCGATGAAGTTACAAGCCCATATCGGGATGCCGACACGCACATCCAGCATCCGGTCCATGTCCGTCTTGGCGAGCGCGTAGCTGTTGGCGGCAAATATCATGTTGCCGTAGACATGGACGGCCTGTTGCCAGACGTGGCCGTCGCCATCGGCGGCGAACGACATGAGGTCTTTCACCCGCTTCTGGAAGTCGTCGGGCGTCGCCACTATCCCCGTGATGTCGGGCTTGTTGACCATCGGAAAGGTAGCTGGATCGACGCCGCGCAGGCGTGCCCTGCCGCGTCCGTAACGCACGATCAAACCATTGTCGCCATCCGACTCTATCCTTGTATGCTCGCGTTCCAGCGCCTTCCTAAGCGGCTCGTAGCGCACGCAAAAAAGGCTGTTGTCCCCCACACCTTCGACCGACACTTCTACCCACTGCCGTCCATCGGTGGCATGGAGGGTGGAGTCCTTCACCAGAACGTAGGCGTGCTGCGGGATGAGCTTGCCGTCGCCCACGACAGGGGCGACGGCAGAGAGGGCGTCGATCAGGTTCATTGGAAGTCCACTCGAAAACAGTCCCAGCCCCACGGTTGAGCCTTGAATACGTTGCGGGGCCAATGCTTGGAGCGAAACAACGCGCCCTGCACCGGATCGTTCACAAGGTCTTCGCGGAACGGCAACGACTCAAACTTGGCGCGGGACATGTAGAGGTTCATTGTCTCTCACACTTGCAGCGAAATTTCCTGTCACCGTCGCAGTAGCGCCGGTTTTGCTCCACGCACTCCGTCTCCGACAGGTCTTTGACCACCACGCCCTGCGGCGGAATGGTGCCAAGGATCAGGACCACCAACGACCACATCAGGGCTTTTTGTGCTTGTCGATGGCGTTGGCAATCTTGTCCAAGCCGTCCTCGATCCTGTTGGCGATGTTGTTGAGCGCCCCCACCAGTGCCGGGCTTTGCCCGTCAAGGTCGCGCAGGGCTTCGCCCACCCGCAGCAGCGCATAGGCTACTGCGAGCGTGTCGGTGTCGGCGCGGCCAATGGCGGCTTCAAGTTTAGGATTTGGCGGCAGTGCCATGTCAGGTTTCCCTCAAATAATGCCAGTGGCCGGATGACGACGGACGCGCCCCTTGGACGGGCTGTTGCTCGACAAGGATTTTCTTGGACTTCGCCTTGCCCCACTTGCGATGATCTTGTCCCAGCCGAAGCGAATCGGAAGGCGGAATCAAAGTGTAATCGCCTTCCAGAAACTTCTCGGGTGTCCCTCTATCAAAGCTGATGGTTTCCTGCCGCAGGCGACCGGGCGTTATGTAGCGTATCACCTTGTCGCGAAACTCGATGAACACCCGCGACCGATAAACGTGAGCCGCCATGATGGGCTCTTGCCGGACCAGTGCGATTGCAGCGGCGCAATGATCCGGATCGCCCATTTTAGACTTCACAATATCGGCCCTGCCTATCTTGATGACTAGAGAAGTCGTAGCGTCATAGACAGGCTTCCCGTTGTACTTGCCTTTAATGACACGTCGGCTGCGCGGCTTTTGCCGCACGGTAGACGAATGCTTACGCTTGCCGTTACTTCGCTGTCTGGAAGTAGATTTGGCCATGAGAGTTCACCTATCAAAAAGGGATATCGTCGTCGGATACCGGCGGCGTGTTCCCATTTGAGCGGGTTGGACGGGTCGTCACCTCGGCATCGACCTCACGGGGGGTTTGCTGGTCGCCGCGCATTTCGCCCCGCTCAACGGCGGCGCGGACTTCCTGTGCGTGCTTCCACAAGGCGCGTCCGTTGGGCATCGACAAGGTGAGTTCACCCTCGCGGATGACCCAGCCCATGTACGGCTCAGGCCGGTTACGCGACTTCTCTGGCACGGTGGTCAGGACGTAGGAACGGGAGTAGATGGCGGCGATGAACCTGCCGCCGTTCGGGCTGTTGTATGTCAGCGCGTCAATCAGGCCGTTCCAGTTCTTCGACTTTTTGGCTTGGGTTGACTGCAACGCCAGCACGACAGGGCGGCCTGTGCCGGTGTCGGGATCAACCAGCAGACAATAGTACGTTGGCGTCTGGTTGATGACGTTGCCCTCTGCCGTGGTGCGCGGCATGCCCGCGCCCATGCTAGACGGGCAGGCATCGTACTTGCTGGAGTCGGTGAACCACTGCTTGACCAGACGGCCCATGCCTTCCTCGGTCTTGGGCTCCCATTCGGTCCAATGATCCTCATACTTGCACGGGATGACGACGGCCTGCTTCATCGGCTTCAGCATCAACGTGTCGATGATGTCGCCTTCAACGCAGCCCTCGACGTACTGCGGGTGACTGCGCTTGCCGTAGGGCGTCCCGGCCTGCACAAGGCGCAGATAGGGGACGACACGCTGGCGCAAGGTGAAGTGTTCGACGCCCGTGCGGGCACCTTCCTCCATCAGGGCAAGGTCTTCGGCGCTCAAGGTGGCTGGCAGATTTGATTCAGGCATCGTTTTCTCCTGTGGTGTCTGTACGGCGGATGGGTGGACGCATGAGTTTTACGCGACGGATCAGAGTCAGTCCTAAATTGTCCCAATCAACTGGTTGTCCGTTTCTGGCTCGTTCTGCGGCGATTGCTTTGAGTGTTGAATGATGGATGGTTTCGTTAAGCGTGGTAGATGCACGGTTATCAAGGCGCATGGCATTGTAGTAATCCAGCGCAGCCGCACGGTGTTCCATGCCGAAGTTGGCAGAAACGACTGAGCGGATAACGCCCTCGTAGCCGTTGGCTACGGCCCACTCCAAGCCTGCGGCATGGCGTGGTTCATCGGTTGGCAGGCTACCCTGCACCGACAGATCGCGCCGGGCGGCGGGGCCGTCCGGCAACCGCAACTCGCTGATACCATCCTCGATGAAGGCGGCCGGAAGCTCATCGCGTTCCAGACGGCCCACTTCGGCCTTGGCATCGGCAAGGTCGCGTTCCAATTCCTGAACCTTGAGGGTTGCCGCGACTAGCGCGGCAACCCCCCTAGCTGAGCGTGATACAACGGGCATTACTGGTCTTCGCCTTCGACCAACTCAGGATCGAACACTTCCTCACGATGGCCGGTATCAGACGACATGATGACCATGCACTGATATTCGGGCTCGCCGTTGTCGTTGACCGACTTGAAGATGCGGACCTCGCGGACCTCATGCGATACAATCGCATCACCCTCAATCAGGGTGCCGACTGCCCGCACGCCACCGGCACTGATCAGCACCGTGCGGTTGGGCATGACGGTGATCCACCGTCCGCCATGACTGCCGATACAGTTGGGCTGCGCGGCCGGATAGGCTTCGGTAGCGGGCAGGGCGTTGGACGCCTGTTCCACCTCAAAGCACCAGCGGGCGACGGCCTGCGGGAAGCCCCGCAGAAAGCGGCTGGCCCGGCAGGCGTTGACGTAGTTCATCACTAGACGCTGGCCCAGCGTCAACTCATCCATACCCGCAGACGTGCCACGGGCAATGGCCGACTTGGCTTCAAGCCGGATAACGTCGGCAACCGCCATGCGCGCCCCGAGAACAAGGGGATCGGATGGACGGCTTAACGTGATGGGAAACGAGATAGAACGGAACATCGACTTTTCTCCTAGCTACGGCGGAGGGTTTACTGCGCGCCGCCGGTTATCGCGCAAAGGGAAGATGGCACGGCTTCGACCTATATACAAGCGCAATCGCTAAAATAGTTTAGAAGGGGATATCGTCGTCGGCGGCACCGTTCGCAGTGGCCCCTGTAGAAGGTGTAAACAGGAGGGGGGCGGTGGCGGCGTCGGGGTTGGTCCATATCCAGCAACGAACATTGCTGCTTGGCAGGCGTTGTTGACTACGTTGCCAGCCTAGGTTTCGCATGATTGAACCGATACGGTTGCTGGTCATGCGCTTCCCAGCCTCACTACTGTTAAGGGCCAGCCACACATAGGCGATACGGGCAGTCGTCAGCAGATTGCCCCAATCAGCCGCCTCCGTAAGTGAGCCGTCGTGCGGCACGATAGTAGCCGGGTCGCCGTTGTTCCATACTGTCTCGCGGCCAAGCCGAGATTCGATCATGCCTTGCCACACGTCTTCGGAAGTCTCGTCCTCCATCGCCGCACGTTGAGCCTCCTGCGGCACATTCCACCACATCGACCGGGGATCACGGCGCTCAACGTAATCATCGCCTTCCAACGGTATCCGCATCATCGGCAACTCGAAATAATGCCGTGCCTCTGCAAACAACTGGTCGCGGTTCTCGCGTAACCACTCCAGATCAATGTCGCCGCAATGCACCGGCCAGAAGCGACGGGCTCCACTTTCATCGTGGTGCCAGTCGCGGTTGTTGGTGGTGCCCACCATGACAGCCGTGCGCTTGAACTCCTCGACGGTGTAACCGTAGGGCAGGCGAAAATGGTCTATCTGATTGGATATGACAGCCTTGACCTTGGCGGCGGCGGCGTTGCTGGTCACAAGGCTATGAAGCTCAGGGATTTCAAAGACCACCGCGCCAAACAATTCCTGCTTGAAGTCCTTGGAATGGATATCGCTGACGGCGGACCTGTACCAGTCGCCACCAATCACCCGTAGAGCCTGCGACTTGAAGATGCCCTGCGGCCCGATCAGGACGGGCATGGTGTCCAACTGGCAGCCGGGGCGCAGGATGCGAGCCACCATGCCGACAAACCAGCAGCGGCCTGCCTGCTCGATGAACTCGGTATGCAGCGCGCCAAATCCGCGCGACAGGACGACACCAAGGCGATGCGTGCCATCCCATGTCAGGCCGTTGAGCCAATCACGCGGCGCATTACGCTTGTCCATGTCGGCCATCGTGGCGATCCACGTCCGCACCTGATTGTCCGTGGAATTGCCCAGCTTCGGATCAGTCTGCACCATCCACAGGGCGACGTTGCGGATGAATTCGTCGTTAAGCGTGTGTTCCGGCACCGTCGCTTCGCTGTTCGTGCCGTCCCAATCGACCATCACTCGCTTATAGAAGTCGTCGTACCAGATGCGCCCGTCACGGCGCAGCCGCAGCAGGCCAATGCCGCGCATACGCAGCGAGGGTTCCAGTATCATCTGCGCCGGGTTCAACTGCGCCAGAGGCCCGCGCACCCGTTGCTGATTGGCGTTGCGTCTCTCAGCCAACGATACGACGTTGGCAGTGCGCTCGGCCTGCGCCTGCTCGTCGTGCCACATGCGGGCGGCGGTGGCGTAGTTGGCGAACGTGATGACGCGGAAAGTCCGCGTCGGAGTCCAGCGCCGTTCCAGATCAGGATGATGCTCGGCATGGTCGCGCAACTGCGACAGCAGCACGGCGGCACCCCCCGGATTGGTGATGTGGAGCCTGATCAACGTCCCATGTTCTTCGGCGGTCAGGATGGCGCGTGGATCGCGGCCTTCATCGATTGCCCCCTTGGACCTATCAAGTATCTGCGCGATTTCATCGGGCGTCGGCTCAGGCGGCAGAATTACGGGCATTGCAAGGACTCCAACGCAGCGCGAAATGAACCGTAGTGTTCGTAGTGGACGTACAGCGAGAAGGCATCGCCAAAGCATGCACACTGCGATGACGAGCGGGCGGGACGGCGGCCCACGCCTTCGGCGGCATCGGTTTCGCTGAATGACACCCAACCCGTGCCTTCGGGCAGAATGACCGTGGCCCCTTGGCCATGCTGGTAACGCGACCGCCAGCGTTGTCCGTCGCGGTGATAACCGTAAGCCGGGAGTCGATCTATCAAAGGGTGCGTGGCGTTGTACTGTTCTATCAACGCCTGCAACTCGGCAGGCAGGGCATTGGCGGCGCGGCGAGCCGCTGCTTCGGCGGCGCTGGCCTCGACACGCTGCGCGATGTTGAGCGCGGATGTCTGGAGTTTGCCGACATTGACGGGGCTGCCCTCGATAGCAACAGCAGCAAACTCTGAGCCTTCGCGGTGCCTAGGCAGATAAAACAAAGAGGCCGCGCCAAACTTCGATCTGTCGCAGACAGAGTACAGCGCAAGGTCGGATGCCAAGGCGGCGCTAAGGGCTACGTCAATCTCGCGGTCATAGGGCAGCGACACCGGCAACGGCAGCAGCACGCGGTAGCGTGGCGCTTCGGGGGTGTGGCTATGCGTGGTCCAGCAAAAAGACCGCACGCGGCGGGTTTTCAGCCCGTTGACGGTGAACTCAAAGGAAGGCGGCACCTCACCATCGCGTGAGGTTTCCACGTCCAAGGCTATGGCGCTCCGTTGCACTAAATTAGCGTTACCACGCGGACCGTTGAACGTGGCGCAAGCTATGGCCGGACCATCTTTCTCACCAATTTTATGAACGATCCGCGCGCATATATCCGCCCACGGCGCGGTGAACTGGCGGCCCTGCCGGTCATGGCTGTCGGCGAAATAGGTAAGCGAAATCATCATCGGCGCACATAGGCGCGAGTAGGCTCAAGCCAGCGATCCTCCGGCCAGCCTCTTTTGATGCGACTAATGATGACGGAAATGTTTAGTCCGTTCCTGTTATCAGGAATCGGATATTTGCGATTGTCTCTCTTTGAAGGCTCAAACCACTTATCTGGAGACACTCCCCTTCGGGCGCGCTTAAGGACAGTGCGAGGGGACAGTCCATGCTGCACGGCGATCACACATGCCGGGACGGTCTCACCTTCTACATCGACTAAGATGGTATTTTGCCGGTTTTGGTTTTGTTCTTTTTGGGTGGTCCAAATGCAATTGGTCGGATTATATCCGGCGTTATTGTCCTTTCTTTCTATGGTCAGTCCGACGCGGTAGCCGGATGTCATGGCCCATGCAAAAAATGCTTGGAAATCAAGCCATTCCGGACACACGCCAATGCCTCGTCCACCATAATACTTCCAAGCCTTATGACTTGGATTATTACAGCGGGCCTTCATGGCGTTCCATACGGGACGCAGGGGGTGTCTATTTGACATTTGACCAAGCGACTCCATTCGCGAGTTGACGCGCGTTTAGTGGTGCCGCTACGATGGAGCTTAGTGAGAGACCCGTCGCGCGACCTGTGTCGGTCTAAGACGCTACGCCAGATGACAAGACAGTTTCAAGGCCCCGGATGGAAATTCCGGGGCCTTGTTCTGTTTTGCACAAGTTAATCGGGCAAGCCTATGGCTATAAGCCCAATCAAAGCAATCAATCCGAACAGCATCAGCATCACGGAGTCCGCTTGATAAGATGCCAGCGGGCAATAAGCTGATCGACTATATCGATTCGTTTTCGATTGATGTCGGTATCGCCCGGCTTAGGTTCCCAGCCTTGTCTATCAGTAGAGCGTATGCGCCTCTCTAGATGCTTCCTGTAGAGGTTAAGCGCGCCGCTGAGAACGCGGCGCTCATAATTTGACTCGGGCGTCATGTCGGTCATGTCAGACTCCTTGATTAGGTGTCGGTGAGTAAAGCGGCAATCACCACGATCACCGCGACGGCAAGCAAGATGCCACCTGCTACTGCAAACATTTTGTCCCTCTATCAATCATGGGGATTGTAGTTATGGGATGCGTTGTCGGCTTCCCACTCGGCTTCGGCTTGACGCAGGCTCACAATCTGAGCCGGGCTGCGCGTCATGCCGTGGTGTTCGTAGCAGTGCGGATCGCCCACACTGCCGCACACCGGGCACTCGGGACAGATGCAATGGTCCACATCCTTACCGCACACGTCGCACGGTTGGTCGGGAGCATCAAACGGGGTGCCACTGCACCCCGCCGGGTAGGACCAGCCAAACTTACTCATGGCCCTACTCCACTTCGCTGAATGGCTTGGGGGCCACGAAATCGTTGATGACTCCCTGCGCCACGGTCACGTCAACACCGGCCGCCGCCGCGCGGTCTACCAGCAGACGCAACTCCTCGTAAATGTCGCCCATGCGTTCAATACGGCGGCACAAGGCATCGCGCGCGGGGTCGTCATGGCGCGTACCATAGACAACGCACACAACGTCGCCGGTCGTGCCGGTGATGCCCCGGCTATGGTCGCGGCCGATATAGGGGCTGGCCCTTAGAAGGTCCAAGTCCATTTCGGCGTTGCTAGGGAACGGCGAGTCGTTTTCGGTTTCGTTCATGTCAGGCATGTCAGCTTCCTTTTGTTGTCGGTCTATCAAACATAGTTACTTTGGCGGAAATTTCAAGATACTTTTCCTTTCACCTCCAGAGTTCATCTATCAAATACAAGGAGTCCGGATTTCCTCCACCCGGCACAGGCGGCACCGCGAGCCACCCGCGCGCTCAACTTCCATCGCGGCGCGGGCCTCGGTAATATTCTCCCAGCGGCGCGGATGGCCGTTGCCATCGGTCGCGGTATGCCAGCGCAAACCGCCCAAGCTATCAGGATCAGTTGCGCCGTATTGCAGTTCGTAGAAGCTGCGGCTCATGTCAGGACTCCATCTGCCACACAACGCCATCGCCTTCGGCGTTGGTGATATGCCAGCCATCGGGCGCGGCCTGCGCTGTCGCGATCAGGCAAGCCCCCGCACCATCAAGGTTGGGTGACAGCCCCTTGGCGATGCTTAGCAGGGCTTGGCGATACGCCTCCGCATCAAGGCGGAACAGGCGGCGGACCCGGCCGTCGCGTTCTTCGACGTAGAACGTCCCCGGCTTGCGGGTTTCGATTCGGGACTGCATTTCGGATTCCTTTCCAGAGTTCATCTATCAAATTAAACAACGGCCCGGCCCGGCGGGACGGGGGACGCGGCCCGGCGTCGGCGGCGCGCTCAGAATCGCGCGCCGCCCGGCCGCTCGGCCGGTTGTGGCTAGGCTCAGTTGAGTGGCGTGCCGGGTCGCATGGGCTACCGTTCCCCTACGCCATGGGCGGCGCGGTGCGCCGCACCGGGGGCACCATGCCAGCAATGATGGCAGATAGGCTGGCCGTCCGGCTCAGCGTAGAAAAACCCGCAGTCGTCGGCCATGGTAGGGCGCATGCCGCAATGGCCGCATATGGCGTGCCGCCAGCCGCCACCCCGTAGGGCGGCGGCGTAGTCCAGCACGCGGGCTAGGGTGCGCCGCATCATAGCCGCACCCCCTCGCGCGTCGCCCATGACCAAGCGTAGGTCCGCGCGGTAGGGTGCCAGCGAGTCGTGGCCACGTTGCCCGTGCGGTAGTCAATCGTATGGTCGCGGTCGACTCCCGCTTCAAACATCCGATTGGAGTCGCCCCATGAGACAACGGCGCGGCCGAGTCGCTGGTCGCACCCTTCATCGTCAAGCGCGACGATGGCAAGGTCCAGCTTGAAGCGGCCCAGCTTGACCAATAGGTGACGGGCGTAGGTATCGCCCGAGTCGTATCGCGTAACCGTAATCATGTCAGATTCCTTCGCTTGTGTTCGCCCTATCAGGGGCGGGTAGTACCCTAGCGGGACTGCTAGCCAAGGCCCCGTGGCGGGCCTGTAATGGCCGCCACGGGGCTAGGGTTAGGAGTCCCTACGCCGCCACACTAGGTGGCCGTCCGCCCCCTTGTGGGCTTGCCACGCTTGGCCGTCCCGGCCGCGTGCGGTAGCGCCTTCTATCAGCCCGCCTAGCGCCTTCACTTGCTGGCGGTAGTCTGCCCGCGCCATGTACTCCGCACCCCCTAGGCGGCCCCCTATGGGGCGGGGGCCACGGTCGCGCTTGCCTTCAAGCGGGCGAGTCGTGCGGTAATACTCCGCCGTCCCGCTACCTACCGGCTCGGAGTCGCCCCTATCAGGGGCAGTCCGCACGCGCGGGGCGCGCGTGGGCTTGCCTAGCTTGCGGGCCTGTTCGCGGGCATGGCGCAAGCGGCGCGAGTCAAAATCCCAATTGTTGAACCCCTCTAAGCATGTCGCATAGTAAGAGTCGGTTGGCGCTTCTAAGGCGTTGTCGCGCTTTAGGTACGTGAAACACCGCACCGCTTGGCCGTTGCACTCAACGGTGACTAGGATTCTTTCGTAGTTGCGGCCGAGTGCTTCATAGCGGTCAAGCGCGGCAACGTCCGCCGCCGTCACCTTGAACACGCCGACAAGAGTCGTTGAGTCCTTGTCCGGCACGATGCCTAGGTGATAGGCGAACACTAGGCGCGCGTCGCGCAACAATCCCGCGCCCACGATATCGACTCCGGGGCAACGGCGAGTCATTTGGTCCAGATTAAGGTTGCTGCCATAGCCCGCGTATAGGTAGCGGGCGGCGATATGGTCCGGACTCTTATGGCTTACCCGCACCCATGCCATTGGCAGGGCGGATACCAGCGGGGCGGCGTCCCCCGCCGGAACGGCGGGGGCGTTGTTTGTCTTATCAGTCATAACAGACTCCTATGGTGAGGGGGTTAGGGTTGCGTATCGGCCGCGAAAGTATCGCGGCGGCTTCTAACCCACGCGACCGACTCGGCGGACAACCCGGCAAAGAAATCATATTGCACAAATTGTGCGGCGGTGACGGTTGCTACCACGGGGGCCGGATTGCTGGCCACGTTGCCACCGGCAACGGCTTGCACGGCTACCGGCGCGGCGGGCGCGACGGGGGCAAAGATAGCTTGCGGGGTGCAAGGCGCGGTGACGGCGACCAAATGGTATTCCGGCCCGCGTGCGGCCGATACCGTCCGCAGTCCCGCGCCATGGCGGCGAAAGCCTACGATGATACGGCGCATGACGGGTCCGGGGATGCCGTTATCAGCGGCCCAGCCGGTAGTGACCACGCCATTGGCGCACAACTCGCGCAAGGCCCGGCTGGCGTCCGAGTTGGCGTGCATGCGCGGCACGCTGGCCAGCGGGTTAAGCGGGGCGGGGCGCACCGGGGCGGTATAGGTGGCGCGGGACGCTTGCGCGAACGTGGCACCCATGGCGCGGCGCGCAACCTCGGAAACCATTTCCTGCAAATACCGCACCCATGCGACAACCTTTGCGCCCTCACACGTTCCGGCAGCCTGCCGGAATTCAAGGCGCGCCGCCGTGTCATACATGAACTTGGTATTGACGACCTCGGAGTGACGACCGTGGCCGCGCCGCCAAGTGTCATCGCCCGAGTTAATGGCGCGTTCAAGGCCCGGCCTATCCGCCAGCACGGCGCAATAGCCGTTGGCACCCGTGCGGCGCGACGGCGGCATGATGGAGTCATAATCGGCGCGGCTTTCGTTGTATCTCAAAACGATAAGCTGGCGCGTCCGGACGGGGAGATCGGAAACGTCTAGGTGTACGTGGAATCCACACTTACGGTTAACGGCGAACCCCTCGGCATCTAGCCGCGTGACGATGCTTTGAATCGTGTCATAGGCACCGGGGTTGGATGGCATGATGGGCGAAACAACCTCGCAACCCCTATCGGCGGGCTGCAAGCTGCCGTCATGCTTAACTTGCCAAAGGTGATAGGCGGTTCCGCTATAGTTGGCAGTCCGCGCGGTCACGCCCGGCAAGGTGTTAAGTAGGTCGGCGGTGCGGGACTCGGCGGCCCCTGCCATCGCACGGGGGGCGATGAGTTCGAGTTCAATTCCGAAACGGCGCATAACAGCGACTCCTAAAAAAGCGGCGGAAAGCATGCCGCGTCCGGAACATGGTCGCGCCGCCGATTGATTGCAAGCCTATAATGACGGAAACGGAAAAATAGTTATTTGCGCGGAAACTGCAAGGTGTCCGGCATCGCCGCGCCATGGCCAAAAAGGCGATAGCGTCTAGGAAGCCCATATTTGACCGTAGAAGCGTTTTAGCCGTGGCTGGCACCCTGATACCTATTTTGTCAGGATCGCGTTTGTTCCCTGCCTGTTCTCACACCACTAATACGGGTGTCAAGATTCAAAAAACACAAAGCGTGGTAGATTAGGGCCGATACGGTATGATTATTCGGGCCGGTTCCGGACTATTTTGGCGGGATTTTTGCGCTGGCCGTGCGCCTAGACCGGCCGCCGCCCCTCCGCCGCCCCGTGACGCGGCCCGCTATAAGGTGGCGCGGGAAATCCCGACAAAATAATTCCGGCGGGCCTATTGTATCCCGCCAAAATAGCTACTACGTATGCGGCGGGGCCAAGCAATTCCGCCGCCCCGGTTAGGAGTCTGACATGACTGTGATTAGCAATTGCCAGCGTTGCGAGGGTAGCGGCGTCTACCGTGGCACGCGGCGCGACGGCTCAACGTATGAGGGCGCGTGCTTTGCCTGCCAAGGGGGCGGCCCGCGCTTTGTCCGCCGTGGCGGCTATCGCCCCGCGCCGGTTGCGACCATGGCCACGGCTACGGCCACCCTGCCGCCGTCCGACTCGCAGTGGACGCCGCGCCAGCGCGCTAACGTGGCGGCTTTCGCCGCCGCCAACCCGGCCGCCTATGGGTGGCTTATTGCTAATCGCGGCACGATGGATTTTGCCGCTAGCCTGCTAAGCGGTTGCGCCCGCTACGGCGGGTTGACGCCGCGCCAGCTTGCGGCGGTTGAGCGTAATCTTTCGCACAACGCGCCGCCCGCCATTGTCGCGCCGGTTGCGGCTTCCCCGGTTGCCGCGCGGGCCGGTTTTGAAGCGGCTTTCGAGTCGCTGCCGTCCGACTCGGCCATCGGATTTATTGACGGCATTCCGGAAGGGCCGGACCATAGCGCCAGCGATGCAATCATGGCGGGGCAAGTTGCCCTCGCGGTGGCGGGCATGGACGCGGAACGCGCGGCGATTGCCCGCGCGGTGCCCGCCCCGGCATCGTCGCCGCCGCTTAGCGTCAACCTAGACCTAGTGCGGACGGCCATGGAGTCGGCGCGTGCCAGCGGACTCCGCAAGGTGCGGTTGACGTTTGGGGAAGTGACTATGAAGCTAAGCGGCGCGACGTTTCGCAGCGGCCCCGGAATGATTCTCTGTTACTTTCGCGGCACGTATCGCGGCTATGTAGACGCGGCGAATCGTTTCGTGGCGCGCTATGGCAGCACGCCAGACACGGCGGCGCTAGTCGCCTTCCGGCTTGTCGGAGAGAACCCCCGCGCGGCGGCGGAGACTCATGGCCATCAAACTGGAAATTGCGCTTGCTGCCGCCGGTTATTGACCGATCCGCCGTCTGTTATGGCGGGTATCGGCCCGGTCTGTATTCGCCGCTTTGGCTGGAGTCTGTGATGGGCGGCGCAACGATTGCCAAGCCGGACGGGGCGCACAACGCCCCGGCTGGCGCTTTCGCCCGCATGGCCAAGCTGCCGCGCGATTCTGAACTCGGCCGCGCGCGGTTGCGCGGTTGGAATGACTACCGGGACGGCAAGCCGTTTAGGCTTACCTACGATGGGTGGACTCGGAAGGCACAGTTTGCTTACGAGAGGGGCCGCCACCAAGCCGCCCTAACGCTGGCCGCGCGGCCCGGTGTCCGCCTGCCGCTTTGGCGGCTTGACGAGTTGGTCGATTCGATCATTCGGCGGCATATCGGAGACTGGCGCATAGCTAATGCAATAATAGAGGAAACCCGAGTCGCGCGTGCGGTTAAGGGGAAGGGGGAAGGCGGCGACGCCTAGGCGGCTTGTCACCGTCTGGCCGGATTTGTCCGGCTTGTCACCGTTCAAAACGGGGCGCATTGCGCCCCGTTTCCGCGCGTGCCGTGCGGGTTGTCACCGTCTAGGTGACGTGTCACCTTGCAGTCCGCCTGCAAGGTGACAGAAAAAATCCAATGGAAACAATCGAGTCACCGTTGTCACACTTGTCACATAAGGATTCATTAAACGCATGCGCGCGTGATTAGGTTTGCTTGCATGGAATTCGACATGAAAAACACAAGGGGGGGACTCGATTCGTATAGGGTTAAACCCGTGTTGTGACGGCGTGACAACGGTGACAAGTGACTAGGCGGCGCATAGGCTAGGCGTTATGCCCCGCCGACTCCCCGCCGTTGCGCCTAGGGGGCCTAGCAGCCCCGCCCCCGCCCCGGCTAGCGACGCCCCGGCATTGCCTGCCGTGCCGGACGGCGGCGACGCGCTGGCGCGCGTGCGGGCCTTGGCGGCGCGTCCTAGCGGGTATCTGGCGGAGGCTAACCCGTTTACCATGGCGCTATGGTCTACCCTATCGGAGGGGGCTGGCGCGGTCATACAACGCCACGCCGCCACCATGCGGGCTAACCTACACGCCACCATGCTGCCGCCCGATAGCGACGATCCTACGGAACGGCGGGCAAGCGCGCTTGACGCGGTATCGCCTAGCCTCACGGTATTGCAGGCCGTGGCGGACGCGGTGGCAGTCCGCGCCATGTCAGGGGACCAACGCGCGGCGGATATGGTGGCTCAGCGGATTGAAGGTAGCGTCGGGGCGCGGCGGGGGGACGTTGATCCTGCGGAAGCGGAGCAACGCGCGCGCGTCCGCCAAACAATTGAGCACATAGTGCGCGACATGTCAGAGCGCGCCGCACAACGTGCCGACACCGTGCTAGATGTTAGCCCTATTCCGGATAGTGAATAGGGTTAATCTACTAATAGTTATTTGTCATAACGTCCATTATCCGATAACACCTAGGTTATTGTTATATATCAATAGCTTAGGTTAATATGCACCCCTCTACCATATGTAGTATGTGTTGGCGCATACACTGTGCATCTAGGCACTGTCAAGATGCAGTATGCGTGCAACTAGACAGTGTAAAGATGCGCGGAGCCTGAACCTGAGCCCCCCGTAGAGCCTTTTTGGATCGGATTCGTTTGGGTCCCATCCGGTTTCGCATGTGTCTCACCGCGCGCCCCTCTCAAAAACAACCCGCACGCGACGTGTGTATGGCGGCAAGCGCGTAGCGCGCTATGGGTCCCATCCGTTGAGCGCGTCGCATAGCCCCCTGTCACTGCTAATTCTTAAAGACGAGGGTGTGCAACTGTGCCTTCCGGCGGCGGGGTTGCACACCCGGCGGCTCAATCGTTTTTCGAGACTCGGCATTCTGCCGGGAACATTGAGCCTGTGACTGTTTTGGTAGGCAGTTCACCAAAAAATCGCGACCTGTGTGCTTGTTTGGGTCCCATAAGTGTGACGTTGGGGTCCTCAATCGCGCTGTAGTCAGCGCGACTAGGATCTTGACGATTCCGACAAAATAGCGGAAACTCCCGTATCGCACATGGGGGCGGCCATTTCTTATCTCCACGGGCCGACTGGACGGCCATCGTAAAGCACCGCCTGCCTAACCGCCGGGTCCCCTGCACGGTCTATGCCGGGCGGCATGGTCAAAGCGGGGCCGCTTAATACATTTTGACGCCAAGGGTGCATCCATGACGATAGAGATGAAGAAGCATGAAGTGACCTATTCGTGGATGGGTCAGTACAGCAACAAGGTCGATTGCAAGTTGGTTTTCAGCGCGACGATAGGCATTCCGGTCGAGGATTTTTGCAAGCAGGCGGTTCCCGAGACAACGTTGCGTAACCTGATCGACGCGGCGGCTACCGCACAGGGCTTGGCGACCAACTGGCGCTTTGGCTATCCCCATCCGTGGCGCACGGCATGGGCCTACGAGGCACGCGGGCTGGCGTGGGCGCTGGAGAGGGCAGTCAGGATGCTGAGCAACGTGCCGGTTGTGGCCATTGAATGGAACCTGACGCACCGGCCGGACGATTTTATTATCGATGTGCGCCATCAGGAGAGGATGAAGGCCAATGCCGGATGAAGACGATTTTGACGACGAGGATTCGGGTGGTTTCCGAAGGGTCGACCCCGACACCAGCCGTGCTGCCGCGCGGAGCATCAGTGCGACGTATTTGGAGTATGTCGTCCTGCGAGCTTTGTATTTTCAGAAGGGCTTGCCGCAGAATGGCTGGGAATTGTCGCTCCTGTGCGGCATGACCACGATCAGCACCGTGCCCCGTATTGCCCCTCTCAGAAGGAAGGGCTACATCGAGCAGCGCGGCTACCGCCCCGGTCCCAGCATCAACCCGCGCGCCCAGCGGGCGTATGTTTGCACCCCGCGCGGCGAGGCGTTCATTGAGGCCATAGTGAGCGGAATTACGGCGGTGCCGAAGATTCGGAAAAAGGGTGGCAAGGATGTCGGATGATGTCCTTGATTGGCTCAAGTCCGAGCGCGACCGCCATGCCACGGCGCGGGACGAGTTTTTCAAGACGGACAATTGGGCGTCTGGCAACCTGCATGACGACCAGTCGAAGAATCTGTATAGAGCGATTGACGAGATTGAGCGCCTGCGCGTCGTCGTCAGCGTGATGAAGGACGTGCTGATGAATAGGATAGTCGAGGGATATAAGCTGTGACCGTGGACAAGAGGGAGGCTGAGCGCGCCCTGCGCTGGCACTCGGCGGCGCAGAATGTCTTGGGCGCGTGTGCCTGCCACGATGATTACAAGCTACGCAACATGACGGACCCGACCTGTGTCTGGCACGACTGCAAGGATGATCTGATGGCCGCCCTGCGGGTCGAGTATTTGCGCGGCGTGGCCGACGAGCGGGCGCAGTGGGCGATGAAGTCGGCGGTCACGTCGCGGCACGCATGATGTGGGGCTGGCTGTGCCATTTCGTGCCGTGCCACTGGATTTACATCTACGGCAATCTTTATCAGTGTGCGCGTTGCAAGACGGTGAGTGTAGGAGCTAATCGCAGCAAGGGAGATATCCAATGACCGAGCCCTATCCGACACAGGCCCAGAGCCAGACACCGGCTGAGCCTGCCCCCAAGCCCATCGCTACGGTTTATTCCGGCGATCCCACGGCCGGTGTCGATCCCCAAGTGGGTGCGACCTTGGTCAGTCAGGACCCCGCCCCGGCGGTGGTTGAGCCGCCTGTTAATGTCGATGTTCCGCTGGTTTATCAGGACGGTGCCCTTTTGACCTGTACCTTGGGCAATTGGGAAGGCGTGCCGACCTCGTATGCCTATCAGTGGCAGACCGGCGGCAACGTCGTGGGCTCCAATCAGGCCAATTACACGGTGACGCCGGAAATGGTGGGTTATGCCGTGACGTGCAGCGTCACCGCGACCAACGCGGGCGGGCAGGCTTCGGCCACGTCGAGTGAATGGACTGTCACCGATCCGCTGGTCCGCGAGGCTCCGGCGAAGCCGTAGCGCAACGTATTGATTGGATGTACGTTGTCCTGATTACGCCGCGACTTCCTGCCAACCCGGTCGCGGCGTAGGGCGGGTGCCGGTTATCCGGCTTGGATTGCTGCCTGATTCTCCCGGCAATCGGTACAGCGCGCTCGCCGCACGCCAAGGCCAGCCTGTCCCCTAGGAGGCTCACATGCTGCTCATGATCCTGTTTTGGGTGATCTTGGTTCTTGCCGCCCTTGGCGGCGGGTACTATTACCGCGTCCAGCCTTGGTTTCCCGGTGTCGGCGTCGTGCTGGTGCTGATCGCCATTCTCGGCTGGAAGGTATATCCCCCCGGATGACCCTCATACTCATTATCTTGTTGGTTCTGATATTGTTCGGTGGCGGCTACTACGGCTATGGCCGCTGGGGCAATCAAGGGGCGGGCGGTATTGTCGGCCTCGTATTGATTATCCTGTTGATTTTGTTCCTCACCGGGCACTTACACGGGCTGTGACGCTGGCTCTGTAATCAACGCGCGATTGCCAAGATAGTTCTTGAACCCCCCAAGAACCGTGCCTATATGGTGTGTCTGTAACAATAAGGGGCTTGATACAACATGCGTGGCAAGAACAGGGGCATGAGCAACGGCAATCGCAAGTTGACCGACACCAAGGTCATCAAGATCAGGAAGCTGCGTGGCGTGCGCTCGCAGACCGAGGTTGCCGAGCGTTTTGGCGTTAGCGTGGGATTGATTGGCATGATCATGCGCCGCGAAATCTGGCGGCATGTCCGGGTGCCGCGCTGATGCGGAACCGCGTGCTGATTGCCTTGGGTTTCGTCTACGTTTTCGGTCCGGTCCATACGTGGGCTTGGCCATGGGCTTTGCTGTTTTGAGTAAGGACTTCACGCCCAAATGCCAGTGGTGCGCCGAGCCTTTTCACAAGGGCCTGTGTCCTTGGGTCAAGGCCATGGAGTATTACGAAAGCGGCATCCTGAAGCGGGTCGAGTTCTGGACCCGTGGCGAGCTTGATAGCCTGATGATCAAGGCTTTAATGAAAGACTGATTCGGGCGCGACTGCCAATCGAGGGGGCTTCACGTCGCCCGTAGCCGGTGTGGTTTCTCCTATGGCCACACCGGCTTTTTTATTTTAGAGTGAACTGCATGGAATGTAGTTGCAGGCGTTGCTGGCTTGATGATTTCAATCGCGAGATGGCCAGCCCCGGACCGCCGCCACACATACGCACCAGCTTCATCTGCGAAGTCTGCGATCAGGCGTGTGATCACGCCTTGGACCATCGCATCGAGTGCCCCTTCAGGAAGTGGGGCAAGCTCAACAAGTTCTCGCCCCTCAAGCAATTGAAAAGTCAGAAAGTACGAGCATGATGAACGAACGCGCGTGGCTGATAAAGGGCGACAATCAAGACCTTTACGACCGGCTGGGCGACGTGAACGCGGTGATCACCGATCCGCCTTATGGCGCGGACGTGCATCACAAGGACCGCATTGGCAGGAAGGCCGATGGCGAGATTGACGCCGTGCCGATACCTTTCATGGCCCTGACCGATCTCGACATGGATCTTCTCGGATCGTTCGTGCGCGAACGGCTCAAGGGCTGGAGCCTGATCTTCTGTCAGGACGAGGGCATCGCCCAGTGGCGCAGCCACATGGACACCTTGTATGGCCACGGCACTAGGTTCTATCGGCCGATGATCTGGCTGAAGCCCAACGCCAAGCCCAATCTTCAGGGCGACGGGCCGGGCAAGGGCCATGAAATGATACAGGCGTATTGGTCAGGCCCCGGCAGGCCGAAATGGAACGGCGGCGGCAAGGTTGGCGTGTTCATCCATGCCCGGCCCCACAAGGTCATCCATCCCACCGAGAAGCCGATTTCGCTGATGAAGGAATTGGTCAGGCTGTTCACCAACCCCGGCGACGTGATCTTGGACCCCTTCATGGGGTCAGGCTCTACCGGCGTCGCTGCCTTGGAGTTGGGCCGCAAGTTCATTGGCATTGAGCGCAACCCGGATTACTTTGCCACCGCCCGGCAGCGCATCACCGAGGCACTGTCGAAGTACGACCTGTTCACCCCGGTCCAAGGCGACAAGATGCCGACTCTGTTCGGCACGCCTGTCTTCGGCAGCACCGGGACCAAGCGGCGACTGCGGCGGGAAGCGAAGGAGGCACGGGAAGATGGCGGAAAGTGACAGAGAAGACGATTGGCCAGTATCTACGCCGACTGAACTGACGAGGATTCCCGTGACCAGCGAAGCCAATTCACCGACCAGCGAAAACGTCATGCGCCACAAGTACAAGGAAATGACGCCCAAGGACATGGCGGATATGAAGTCGATCAAGGATATCGGGCTGGCGTTCCACGAACTGTGTGATGCGCTGGGTCCCAGCCGCGAGATGAGCATCGCCAAGACCAAGATCGAGGAAGCCGTGATGTGGGCGGTCAAGGGCATTACCAGCTAGATGCCGCCGATGAGCCATCTGCGGCGCAACGATTCCGAGTTTCGGGCGGCTATCAAGCTGCTTGTCTTGGCGGCGTTCGGGACGATGGCACTGGCTGTCGTGCTGTATTCGCTGTGGTGGTAGATGCCTGAACTGGCCACGCTCGACTCTGCTTCCCACGCCGACATGGCGTTCTTGGAGGCCGAGCGGCAGTGGCATTCCGGCGAGCCCAACATCGGCGGGCGGCCCAAGCAGATACTTCCCTTGGAAGGCTGGCTTAACAGTCTGGCGATGGCCGGTCGTGGCTGGGGCAAGACCAAGACGGGCGCAAGCTGGGTGCGACGGCAGGCCGGACTGTATCCCGGCGTGGTGATTCACGTCGTCGCCCCGACCTACTCCGATCTGAGAGGCACGGTGTTTGAAGGCCCGGCGGGTTTGCGCGCGGTCATCCCGGCCGACTGCATCCAAAGCCTGACTTATTCCCCTTATCCGGAAATGACGCTGTGGAACGGCTCAATCATCCGGGGGTTCTCGTCCGAAACCCCCGACCGATTGCGCGGCCCGCAGTGTACGTTCGTGTGGGGCGACGAGCTTGCCGCTTGGTACAAGGCCGAGGAAGCCCTCTACAACATCAACTTCAGCACTCGTATTGCCTACCGCCTGCCCGATGGCAGCCTCGTCCAGCCGCAGAAATTCTACACCACCACGCCCAAGCCGTTGCAGTTCCTTGCCGACATGATCGACAAGAAAAAGCGCGACGGCACGCCCGAGACAAGGCTCATCCGTGGCTCAACTTATGAGAATCGGGCGAATCTCGCGGAAAATTTCTTTGAAGACTTGCGCCAGTACGAAGGCACCAACATCGGCCGTCAGGAGCTTCACGGCGAGCTTCTGGATATCAGCGAAAGCGCCATCATCAAGCGTAGCTGGCTGAAAATCTGGCCCAAGTCCGAGCCGCTGCCTTGGCTGGAATACATCATGGTGTCGATGGACACCGCCTTCACCGAAAAGACCTACGACCGCAAGACCTTCTCATCCGATCCCACGGCCTGCACGGTGTGGGGGGCGTTTCAGCACAAGCGCCAATGGCATCTCTACCTCTTGGAATGCTGGGAGGAATGGCTGGGCTTCCCCGACTTGCTCGACAAGGCCAAGGGCGAGATGAAGGCGCTCTACGGTCGCAGGCAGGAGATGCTTCAGGAAACCTTGGCCGGGCAGAAGTATTTTCAGGAGCAGACCAAGCACCCCGACCTGCTGATCATCGAGGACAAGGGCTCAGGCATCTCCCTGCGACAGGTTTTGAGCCAGCACGGCATCGATTCCTACCCCTACAATCCCGGCCGGGCCGACAAGATCAGCAGGCTCCACGCGGTCAGCCACATCGCCCGGCACGGCCGCATCTGGCTGCCCGAGAGCGACAAGCGCCCCGGCAAGCCGAAGGACTGGGTTGAGCCTGTGCTGAAGCAGCTTTGTGTGTATTCTGGCCCCGGCACCACCCCGCACGATGATTGGGTCGATTCATGCTCTCAGGCGTGGCGGGTGTTTGCCGATAGGTTCGTGGCCGATGGCGTCTTCCACAAGCTGGGAAAGGTCAATGACGACGGCACTTTCACCCCGCCGCCGCCGCCTGCGAACACCCCTGAGTTTGAGTACCAGTACGACGTGGAGACGGGCCGCGAGAAACCCAAGACCGTAAGGGCACCCTATGACTGAGGAAGACCAACTGCGGATCAAGACTTGTCTGGTGCAGTGCGCCCGCAGGCTTCGGCACTACGAACACAAGCACCGGGCGCTGGCGGCCACGCCACAGAGCTTGGTCGAGAGCATCGGGGCCGAGAACGACGCAAAGATCGACGGCCAGTTGGCGGAGATGGCCGAGGCGTTGATTAGCGACCCGCCCCCCGATTTGGTGGCTAAAGAGCCTGATCCCGGCTAGGATTGGGGGCAATTGCCTCCAAACAGGCGTCAATTGCCATGGTTGACAAGATTCAATGGATCAAGGGCCTGCTGGGCCACGGCACGCCTGCCGAGCAGGCGGCGGTCAGGAACGTGCGCCAGCACATGCTCGATACAGGCAACGAGAAGCTGATCATCGGCCCCACGGGTGGCCCGGCCGATCTGTCGAACACGCTGAGCAATACGGGTGGCCCGCGAAGCGTTGAATGGCCCTCCGGTCATCAGCAGTGGAACCAGCGGATGGCGGCGCAGGGCGAGCCGATCTATTCGGCCCATGCTCATCCGATGCGAAGTACGGTCGTGCCGTCGCAGGGCGATCTCGCCAATTGGGCCAAGGATTATTACGTCACGGATTTGAAGAAGCAGGGGACCTACGTCGCCCCCGACAAGTATGCCCGTGAGAATATGTGGATCGCCGGGGCCAAGGACCCCAATCTCGTGTCGCTGATGCCGCCGCTGGAATACGGCAAGTATGCCGACACATATGAGACGCTGCGGAAAATCAAGGACGCCGACGCAAAGTATAAGATGAATCTCTACAAGGATCAGGCGACCGGAAAGTGGCCGATGGGGGCCACGACTTTTAGCGTGGATTTTCAGGATTTTGCCAAGCCGTGGCTGAAGAAATTGAGCCCCGAGCAACAGTCCGAAGCCTACGGCAACATGGCGCATGGCTTGCTGGCCAACAAATTGGCCGAGGCGGCTCCCCTGTTCATGGACCCGAAGGGAACCTTGGTGCGGGGCCATGATCTGCCGATAGGCGATCTCTGGCCGGAATTTCAAAAGTACGTCGATAAGATAGGCAACCCGATCTTCAAGGCCGAGGGCGGTCAGATTGAGCATTTCCAGCATGGCGGCGGCAAGGGCGGTGCCCTTGTCGGCGGCCTTCAGGCGATGCAGGACTACGCCACGGCGATTGCCGACATCTTCAAGCGCCCCATCACCGTCGCCGCGCCGGACAACGTGTGGGCGCGCATCCGCAACGACGGACGGTTCAAAAGCCAATTTGAGACGGGGACCAGCGAAGGCACCCTGTCGCCGCGCTATCGTCGGGCGACGGAACATGCGTTGTGGGGCATCCCCGAAGACAGCCCGATGCACCTTCGCCCGATCTACGGGCACATCGCGGATTTGAGCAATCTCGGATCGTCCAGCTACGGCAAGTGGGGCGCGGTGCTTGATCCTTCGGTCAAAGCGCGTTCGACGTTCTTTCTCGATGATTCCTTGAATCAGAACATCGGGACGAGGGGGCCTTATAAGTTTTTCGAGAACGACACTAAACAGAATGCCGATCTTGATCAGTGGATGAAAAAAGTGCTGGACCCGGATTACAATAACGTAAACCGGGGCGGTGGCAGGCCGTTTGAAGCCAATGAGCCGCGCACGGCAGGCAGGCTCAACCGGGCGGCGGACATCCCCTACATCGAGACACAGACCTTCGGTGGCCTGCCGTTCTCAGACGTGCGGGCGATGGTCAACAAGAACCGGGTTCATGCCCCCGACATCGCTTCGACCAACGCCCAGCGTATTGCCGACACGACCGGGGTGCCGTCCTTCGCGTCGTGGTCCAAGAGCGTCAATCAGGACCCGCCTATCTGGATGCGCGCGACACCCGGCCAGTATCACAGTCAGGTGGTTGAGGTTCCCGACACCGAGCTAAAGGCGTTTGGCTACGCAAGCGGCGGCTCCGTCCCCGGCTACCAGACCGGCAGCAAGGTAGCGGAAATCGCCCGCACCCTGCGGCGCTACAAGGATGCGGCGACCACCAAGATCGAGGATTGGCCGTGGCACCCGCTGGGTGGCATCGCCAAGAAGCTGCCGCGTGAGATGCCCGAGCATGTCCTGAACTACGGCGACTTCATGCGCGATTTCTCCAAGAAGGTGTCGCTGGAAGGCTTGGACACCCGCGACGCGCTCAAGGCTTACCTCACTACCTTGTCGAGCATGCAGCGGCAGGCGATTGGCCGCGAGGCGTTGCCCGGCATCAGGTTGTCGTCACCCGACCGGATGATCCGGCCCGAAGGGGCCTATGCCGATTGGTTGGGCGGCAAGCAGGGCCAGAAGTATCTGCAATACGCTTCGGAGGGCGAGGCCCATCCCGAGGCGATTGCCGATGCCGTGCAGAACATGACCCCCTTCGGCTTCCAGAATCTTCTTGGTCGTCAGATGACGGCGGCCCCCAAGATCGTTCCCGGCACCGAGGCCAAGATTGCCGAGCAAGTGGACCGCGCCCGCAGGGGTATGAGTCATCCGTCCGAATGGGCCGACGTTACCGATGCCTACGAGGGCATCGATGCCGCCAAGAAGGGCTTTTTCGGCTCGCTGATTGGCTACGGCGGACGGCCCACGCTGGACGCCCGGCAGATTAACATGCACGCCATCGATCCGAAGCTGGCCGAGAACGCCATGCGCCGTGTCGGCGGCGGTGAGGAAGCGGTGCAGCGCCTTGCCGACCGCCAGCGCGCGTTGAGCTTTGCCGCACCGCCGCAGTACGACCCGTTCTACCAGCACCTTGCCCATCACACGATCTGGGATTCGACCAGCGGCATCCCGACCACGCACTCCGACCTGATCGACATGATGAAGAACCGGGCCGAAGGCGGTCAGGTGGGCGATCCGTATGACGCCATTGCCGAGGCTCAGAGCCTCATGGGGGCCTATAAGTGACCGATCAATCAGCCGGATTCGATCCGTTCGCCCAGCCCGGCAGGGGTGGGCCATCGCGCCTGACCGACGTTCGTCCGATGGGCAATCAGGTGATCATTGGCGACGACGGGCAGGCCACGGTGATCCCGCCCAGTGCCGCCCCCGGCCCGGCGCAAGTCAGCCACTTCGACAATCTGGCGGCGACCCTCGATCAGACTAGGCTCGATGAAATCTGCTTCGATCTTCTTGAAGCCATCGACATGGACAAGGAGAGCCGGGAGGACCGTGACAAGCAGTATGAGGAAGGGCTCAATCGCACCGGCATGGGCTCCAACAACGTGGGCGGTGCCAACTTCCCCGGTGCCAGTCGTGCCGTCCATCCGTTGCTGCTGGAAGCCGCCATCGACTTTGGCGGCGGCGTGATGAACGAGATGCTGCCGCCCGATGGACCTGTCAAAGCTGCCATAGTAGGAGATGAGAACGACCAGAAGAATGAGCGGGCCAAGCGCGTCACCCGCTACATGAACTGGCAAATGACCGAACAGATGAGCAGTGCTTACCATGAATTCGAGGTGGGTTTCACCCAATGCCCTCTGGGAGGCGCGTTCTACACCAAAGGGTATGAAGATAACGGCACTCCTGCGGTTTCGTTCGTTCCCATCGACTTGGTGTATCGGCCTTGGAACGATGGCGACTTCTATTCCCAAGTCCGTATCACTCACGCCCAAAATATCGATAAATGGACGTATCGCGCTAATGTCGCTAAGGGACTCTGGATCGCGGCCATCGACGTTTCTACGCAAACGGGCACCCAAATCCCCGACGAGACTGATTCGGAACAGGCCAATGACCGCATCATAGGCCGCAAGACACCGAGCCAGAACCTCGACGGCATCCGTCCGGTCTACGAGACTTCGGTCGTCATGTCGTTGCTGGACGACGACGACGGTGTGCTGGAGCCCTACCTCGTCACCATCGACGTGGAAGCCCGCAAGATACTGTCGATCTATCGCAACTGGCGCGAGGACGACAACACCAAGCAACGGCTCATCTTCCTGATCGAATGGCCGTTTTGGCCGTGGCGTGGCGGCTATCCGGTGGGCATGACCCACATCATTGGCTCGCTTAGCGGTGCTGCGACCGGCACGCTGCGCGCCCTTTTGGATTCGGCCATGCTTAACACCACCCAGACAGGCGCGCGCCTGAAGGGTGGTTCGACGGCCGGTGCTCAGAACATCACGCCCAGAGTCACCGAGATTACCGAAATCCAAGGATCGCTGGCACAGGACGACATCCGCAAGACGTTCATGCCGTTCAAATTCAATGAGCCTTCCCCCGTCCTATTCCAACTTCTGGGTTTTCTTGTCGATGCAGGGCGGGGCGTGGTCCGGACCACTTTCGATGAATACGACAAAATCAACGCGCAGACGCCCGTTGGTACGGCCCAGATGTTCATCGAACAGGGTTTGAAGAACTTTGGGGCCGTGCATGGACGGCTCCATCGTTCGATGCGGCTGTTCCTGAAGTGGCTCTATCAAGTGAACGGCGACACGCTCACACCGCAGACCATCATCGATCAGCACGGCGAACTGACGGTCAACCCGGAGGACTTCAAGGGTCCGATGGTCGTCATCCCGGTCAGCGATCCGCGCATCTTCTCGGACTTGCAGCGCAAGGCGATGGCCCAGACCATCGCCCAGCGTGCCCAGATGATGCACCAAGCGCAAATCCCGATTTACAACGTGCGCGCCACCGAGGCGAATTTCCTGCGCCAGTACGGGGTGACGAACCCCGATCAGTTCCTAGTGCCCAATCCGATCCCGAAGCAACTCAATGCGGTGGCGGAGAATGTCACGGCGTCCAGTGGCGGACCGCTCAAGGCGTTTCCCGGTCAGGACCACGAAGCCCATATCAAGATGCACAAGAAATATCTTGAAGACCCGATCTTTGGCTCCAATCCGGCACTGGCAGAGAAGTTCATCCCTGTCATCATCAACCATATCGGTGAACACGTTGCGATGTGGTATTCCGATGCCATGCTTGAAGCGGCCACTCAGGCGCTACGTATCCAGACAAAAAATCCTGACATTACGCTGGATTCATTCATGGCCACTGGCACCGAGGTTCCGCTCGACCGCATGATGGACGAGTTGGACGATCAGGTGTTTGAGCTTGCCAAGGAGGAGATGGGCGACGTTCCCGAGATCATCATGGAGGCCAAGGACTTGCTGAAGAAGCTGGCCCCGCCGGTCCCCATGGACCCCAGTATGGTGGCTCAGGACGACGTGCAACGGCAGCGCGAGAAGGACAAGGCCGACACACAGGCCAAGGTCATCGACATTCGTTCGCGCATGGAAAAGTCCAAGCAGGACGCCGCCTTGAAGGCCCATCAAACCAATACAAACGCCGAAATCGAGCGTCGCCAGCAGGATATCGATGAGCGGATGGGTCAGTTGAAGCTGATGCTGGAAGCCCAGAAAATGCAGCAGACGGACCATCATTCCGAGGAAGACCGTGTTTCGCGCGAGACTATCGCGGAAAACCGCGATAATACTCAGCTAACCATTGCCGGGGCTGGGCATGAATCGTCTGAAAGTATTGCTGCGGCGGGTCATCAATCAAGTCAAAGCATCGCTTCAATGGGTCATGAATCGGCTGAGTCTATAGCGGATGCGCGCAATCAGGCGACCATTCAGGCAGCCAAGCTGAAGCCCAAGCCGACAGGAGGTGCCAGTGGCAAGAAATCGTAACATCTTCACCCGATTGGGCCGACCGCCCAAGATGACAGCACCGGCCTCGATGCGACTGCCCAGCGGCGAGAAGCAGGGCATGAACCCGACTGCCATGCTCGATACGGCCATTCCGGCGCGCGCCTTCAGCAAGGGCGGCACCACGCACGGCTGCGCCCCGATGCCCCGTCACCACGACGATCCGGCATTTTGTCGGGGAGGACCGACGAAGCGTCGTTGACGCCAATATAACGAGGGAGCAAATAATGCCGCTGCTAAAAGGCTCAAGCAAAGAAACCGTCAGCCGGAACATCAAGACAGAGATGGCGGCGGGCAAGCCTCAGAAACAGGCCGTTGCCATTGCGCTCAATACGGCGCGCAAGAAAGCCAAGGGCGGCAAGATCATCAAACGTGGCGCACGGAGATAATCATGGCTGAGAAGAAAGTACCGCTACCGCCGGGACCGACGAGATTGAAAGTCAATCTGGCTTCGGGACAGGGTGTCAAGGAAGCCCAGACCAAGGCGACGGCCCCGGCTCCGACGACCAAGCGCAACTAGCGCGTGGAGTATGTTTTCGCTCTGATAGACCAGATGCGTCAGCAGTTGGTCTATGACGAGCTTCGCCTGCCCGATGAAGGTCGCCGCACCGAGTTTGCGTTTGGCCGGTTGCACGGGATGCTGTTCGCCCTTGAGATGTTGCAGCGGCAGCTTGAGCAGCACGTCGAGACGGAAGCGGCAGAACAGGATAAACGAGAAAAGGAGTTTTAGTGCCGCGCGATAAAATCATTCCGGTGGTGAACACCGTCAAGGAGCTTCTCGGAGACGCCTACACCGAGAGCTATCAGATGAATTATCCGGACGTGGACCCGCCTTACCATCCGGTAGGCACCCGCATTCTGGTCCAGCTTAGGACCCCCGGCTCGTTCAAGGTTTTGGCCAATGGCAACAAGTTTTGGTATCCCGACGAATCGGTCGATGCCGAGAAATTCCGTACACAGACGGCCTTGGTCCGCGCATTGGGACCGGCAGCCTTCAAGAACCGCGCGACCATGGAGCCGTGGCCCGAAGGCGATTGGTGCGTGCCCGGTCAGTTTATCCGTTGCCCGCAATACGGCGGCGACCGTATTGCCGTTGCGCTCAAGGACGAATGGAATCGTGAGGCGTTGTTTATGACCATGAACGATGCCGACGTGATTGGCGTGATCTACGGCGATCCGTTGGTCATCAAAACACTTATCTAGGGGCTTACCATGGCAGTACCCGTAAGACGCGGCGACGGCGGGAAGCACGAAGAATTTTCCCTGCCTGACGAAGCGGAAGCTGGCGATGACGTAGCACTGGTTGGCGGCGACACTGACGGTGCCAATCTGGAAATCTCGCCCAGCGAGGACAGTGCCGATTGGGACGTTACGTCCGACAAACCGACAAGTCGTGAGAAACCAGCCGAGGAGTTCGACCAAGAAGACTCCCGACTGGCCTACGAAGACTCAGGCGAAGGACCGCCGGAAGAACGTGAATCCAAGTCGCGTCGTGCCCGCCGCAACGCCCGTAACCGCGAATACAATCGCCTGCAAGAGCAGCGGATTGAGGAGCTAACCAACCAGATTCAGCAGTTGGGCGGCGTCGTCCAGCGGCTCACCTACGGTCAGGTGGGGTTGGCGGCCAACAGTCTGGACGGCCAGATTGGCAATCTTGAACAGGCGCTCCGCATGGCCGATCAGGAATTGGCCGATGCGGTGGCGACCAACAACGGTGCCAAGTACGCCGAGGTGAACAAGCTCCGTGACGAGGTGATTACCCGTCTGTGGGGGACCAAGCAGCAGCGTGTGCGGATGACCGAAGGCGGTCAGGTGCCGCAGCAGGCTCAACCTCTGCCACCTTCCATGCCGCAACAGCAACAAATCGATCCGGCGATCAAGGAAGCGGTGGACGAGAAGTTTGAGCGGTTTCAGGAGCGTTTCCCGTGGTTTGACCCGGAAAGCCCCGATGCAGACTGCAACATCGTGCGCGCCATCGATGCCGAGCTTCTGACGCAAGGGTATCAACGCCAGACGCAGGCATTCTGGACGACGATGGAGAGTCGTATGTCGAAGTATGGGCTGAACCCCGACAGGGGCGGTGATCAGGACACTGACGAGGCGGAAGATCGTAATGCCGCCCGTCGTCGTCTGAATGGGGGCAACGGTGGTCGCCCCCTGTTGGGACAGGACGTTGCCGTCAGGCGGGCTGGTCCGCCAACCGGCTCAGGACGATCAACCCGAGGCAATGGCGGCGGTTATGCCCTGTCCGAATGGCAGCGTGACGCCCTGCGCGACGAGGGTTTGCTGGAAGAAAATCTGGACGAGGCATCCGTTGCCAAGCGCGACCGCATCGTTGGCAAGTGGCGCAAGGGAGCCGAAACCCTGCGCCGACGCGGCATGAATTAGGAGACTGACCATGGCCAAGACACTCCAGCCCGGTATTCCCAGCAGCAACGATTTGAGCATGCCGACTGCCGAGGAAGTCGCGGAATCGGAAGTCCGCAAGCAAGAGGCGATGGAACGTCAGGAACGGTTGGACGATGCCCGCCGTCTGGTGGCCGAAGAAGAAGCCCGTCTGGCTTACCGCGACACGGGCGTCGAAGCCGCACGCGGGGGAAGCCGGGGGGCATGGTCAAACGACGAATGGGACCGCGCCGCCGAGCGTACCGATCCAGAGCGCCGCAAGCGCATGCAAGAGGTTATGAACGACACGGTGCTGCCCAAGTTGCCTCATCGAGAGGGCTTTCACCGTTGCTGGATATCGACTACGCACAACGTCGATACCCCGCATCGGCGTATGCGGATGGGTTACTGGTTTTTCAAATATGAGCAGGCCCAGAAGGAAAACTGGCACGCCGACGAGTATGCCGTGATCGATGCTACCAGCATCTACAAGGACTGCCTGATGTGGCGCGAGATGATTGCCATGGAAATCGATCAGGAAGGCATCCGCATGATCATGCGGGAAAACCACCATGATAAGCCGATGGATCAGGAACGCGGTATCTACGATCAGCTAGAGGCGGCAGGCGCACAAGTCCGTGACATGGGCGGCACAACCCGGATGGCCCCCGGCATGGAGACGTTGCGCGACCTTCGCCGCCCGCCACGGCAGTTTGAAACCTAGCCGAAGCCTACAGATGTGCCGCTGTTGTTGATGGTGAGGCACTCATGCCGTGGCTCACCATCGACTGCCAACCCGAGATGGACCCAATCCGAGAACTCCCAGATTAACTGGTCAATCTGGAGAAAGCCCATGTGTGGCTCAATCGCCAGACAGATATCGAGCGGCGTGCCGAAGTCTGGGATGATGAAGTCACAGGCAAGCCCGTATAAGTGGGCCGAGTTGGTGGCCCCGCCGACTGCCGAATTGACTTCGGGGCAGCGGTAGCCCGACAGGATCGACACTGGTTTATCGCCCAGACCGGAGCGGATTAGCTCCATGACACGGGCCAGACGTTCAAGATTCCGGGTAATTTCCCAAGTTGGATAGTTGTTGATCCCTTGAAGGTCAGCGGTGTCGCTTGACAGAAATTCTGCCTGCGTGAAGTGGATGATCATTTTTTGTCTCCGCAGAGTGACAGGGGAGCGCCTTGGGCATGTGCTGCCGTCAGGCAGTCGGCAGCGGATGAGTAGGCACCGGGGTCGAACACTACCGAGGCTACTTTGGTGATGGTGGTGGACTTGGCCGGTCCTTCGACCTTCGACATATCCTTGGCGCAAGGCTGGCCAATGGTCCTGTAGGCGTCGCGTATCTCAGGCGTATTGCACAGCACTTCCTTGGCGGCGGCCCGGCTTTCTGGCGTGCCCATGTTCCACAGCAGCGCCGCCACCTGTCGCCGCTCGCACTGCATGCTCTCCCACGCCGTACCAACGGCAAATCCTGCGCCCAGCCATGAGGCACCGGCACTGACACCCAGCGCACAGCTATTTCCGGTGTTGACCGCTGGCACATACACGAAGGGCACGCTGGTTATGGTTTGATTGGCCGGATAAGTCGTGGTTTGAGCACCCGTTGTCACCGACACGCTGGAAGAGCCCGATGCGCCTCCTGTGCCCCCGGTGGCGCTGGGGTTGGTGACGGTGCTGCTGCCGCTCAGTGTCGCGGATGTATTGGCGGTGACTGGGCCGGGATTGTTGGTCAGCGGGTTGTTGATGACGTTGGTGTTAGGGTTATTTACTTGCGCCAACGCAGTGCCGCTAATCAATGCAAGAAGGATAGCCGCAAAGCCTGATTGCATGGGGCACCTATTGTCTATCTCTAATCTATACCATGACTGTGGGTTACGGGATTGACGGGTACAATAAGTTGAGCCTAGATTGTAGGGCTCATCCCTCGCCGGGGACGAGTTTGGTCTTTACGGGAAACCGTTGTGAGTCCGCCGACTGATCATTGGTGGATGTGGCAGTAGAGCCCCGCAAAGACTTAGCTACCCGGCGACTCAGGCAGGCAGTCCCCGTGGCGACGGGTCGATAGCCACCTCCGCGAGCAATCAATCTGTCGTGATTTCTCTTTGGAGGGAAGCTCCATGAGTGCAGCACCAGCGGCACCGTTTGGCCTACGCTACGTCTATCATCCGTCTGGCGAGCCCCGTATCGAGACGCTCGCCAATGGCATCGCTTCTGGGCAGGCGTTGCCCATCTATACCGGCAGTGCAGTCAGTATCGATCCGGCTACCGGCAAGCTGATGCCAACGCCGGTTGCCGCCCCGTGCGTTGGTCTTTTCTGCGGCTGTTTCTTCATTTCGGGCAATCGGCCGTTCAAGCTGCCGTATTGGCCAGCCGGGCAGACTTTCGATGCCGGTACGCCGATGTGGGCGGAATACACGCCGTTCGATTCGCAGGCCATTCTTGAAGGTCAGGCGAATGGTCCGGTAGCCCAGACTGCGTTGGGTGAAGCGATTAACCTCGCCTCTGCCACGCCCACAGGCTCCGTCTACACCGGCATCAGCAGCCAAGCCCTTGCCGCCACGACCACGGGTGCTACCCCCGGCACGTTCATCGTCCAGAACATTGCGGGATATCCCGATAATGCTTGGGGCGACGCTTTCACTATCGTTCGTGTTCGGCTGACTCCGGCCCTGCCGATTGCCTAACCCTCCCCGGCCCTCCGGGGCCGGGTTTGAGCTTTTCTGGCACCTACGGCCCTGCCCGAGTAAGCGGCCTGTGACGTTGATAGTTTGGGGACTTCCCGATGCCTACCCCGATGAATAGCGCCCAGTTCCGTATTCTGGTCGAGCCGATCCTTAGTGAACATTTCGATGGCGTGTATGAACTTCGCAAGGAGTACCGCACGTTCATGCGCGTCAAGCCCGGTATCCAGCGGGCTTACCAGATGGAGCCGGTCATGTACGGCCTTGGCTCAGCACCCGCGATGGGTGAAGGCGGGCCGGTAACGTACAAGTCCGGCGGCGTGGTCTTCAACAAAACCTATACCTTCCTTCAGTACGGCATTGCTTTCGGCCTTACCAAGGTGCTGGTGGAAGACGGCGATCACATCTCGATTGGCCGCATCTATTCCGAGCAGATGGGTCAGGGCATGGCGGAAACCGAGGAAACGGTTGCTGCCAACGTCCTCAACCGGGCCTTCAACGGAGCCTATCTGGGTGGCGATGGACAGCCGCTTTGCTCAGCTTCGCACCCGATCATTGGCGGTGTTGGCAGCAATCTTCTGGCAACCCCAGCCGCCTTGTCGGAAACCAGCCTTGAGTCGATGCTGACTCAAATTCGCAAGTCGATGGACAACGACCGCAAGTTCGTCCGCATCACCCCGCGCAAGTTGCTGGTGTCGCCGGAAAACGAGTGGCAGGCCGAGCGTGTCACCAAGTCGGCCCTGACGACCGGCACGGTGGGCAGCAACGCCATCAACGCCATTGCATCGACCAAGGCCCTGCCGGACGGCTACGAGGTGATTACCCGCCTCCTGTCGGCCACAGCATGGTTCATCAAGACCGACGAACAGATGGGCTTGCAGTTCATCACCCGTAGGATGGCGCAGAAGTCCATGGAAGGCGACTTCGCCACCGATACGATGCGCTACAAGTGTACTTCCCGTTGGGATGCGGGTTGGACCAACTGGCGCACCGTGTGGGGCACGCCGGGCGCATAGTCTGATGAGGGGACTCGTGGCCCACCCTCGTAAGGGGTGGGCCGCCCTTTTACGTGGAGGCGTCCGATGAGGCCGATCACGACGACGGTCGTTGGCGCGGCGAACGGCAGTGCGATTGCCCTTGATCAGAATATATCGCCGTTTCAGGTAGTGGTTGCCGCTGGCATAGCGTCCGGTGTGGTCAGCTATAAGCTGCAAGTCACCTACGACGACGTAAGCGTCCCCATCGTCAACTGGTTCGACAGTACGGACATGGTGACGGAGGTTGCAGCCTCGCAGACCGTGCTTACGGCCCCGGTGACGGCAGTCCGGATCGTCAACGCTGGAACAGGGACCGTTACGGCGCGTATTCTACAGGCGGGGTAGTGTCGGGACAGGAGCGCAAGAATGAGCCTTTCGGGCAATAACACAGGCGCACTTGTCCCCTATACCGCCCGCCAGATGATGGAGTCGGCGCTTCGGCGTTGTGGTGTCCCGGCTATCAAGTGGACTTCGGAAACGGTCGCCATCGCCTTCGACACGTTCAACGTGATGATGAGCGAGATGCTTAATCTCGGCATCCAGCTATGGGCGCGCGACAGGATCATTTTGCCGCTTTACCCCAACCGCAACGAGGTGCCCACCCCATTGGGCACCAGCGTCATCATCAGCACCAATCAGCGGACTTTGATGCGGGTAGCGGTCAAGACGCCTTTTAGCGACAACATGGGTGATCCGGCGCTGGCGTTTGACGACGATTTCGCCACGGCCTGCGTACAGGACAGCGCCAATGGCTCGATTGGCGGAATGTTTGAGACGCCGACCCAAGTGACAACTATCGGCATCCTGTTCGGTCAGGCGGGCCTTTTCGGCATTTTCTACGAATACACGCTGAATGGGGTGGACTGGATAGCCATCGATTCGATGACGGTCACGGTCGATACGGCGACCCCGCAATGGTACTGGTACGACGTAGCCGGTGCCCCGCCCGCCATGGGCTGGCGTATTCGTTCGATCAGCGACGACACCCTGATCGTCTCCGAATTGTTCTTTGGCAACAACCCGACCGAAATACCGATGGGTGCGTGGTCGCTGGACGACTGGAATGCCATGCCGGTCAAGACCAACCCCGGCTTGCCGTGGAACTGGTATCAGCAACGCGATATCGATACGCCACGCCTGTTTGTCTGGCCGATGCCCAATGAGCAGGCCAAGTACGTGCAACTGGTGTGCTGGCGCAGGCGCTACCTCAGTGACGTGAGCGATATGTCTCAGGAGCTTGATATCAGCCGACGCTGGCAAGAGGTGATGACGGCTTCGCTGGCCCGTCGCTTGTGTATTGAGCTACCGGAAGCCGACATGACGCGGTTCCCCCTGCTTGCCCAGTTGGAGTCGGCGGCCATGACCTTGGCGGCGGGTGAGGAGCGTGATCCGGCCCCGATGAGGTATAATCCCGGCTTGGAGGTCTATCGGTTCTGATGTCGCGCTTCATTAACACCAAGGGACAGCCGACACTTGGCATAGGTATCTGTCAAAGATGCCAGACCAAGCGGCGTCTGGCTGATCTGGTGGAAGACGGCAACATCAAGAAATTCTATGTCTGCGATCCTGTTCGGTGGCCCAATCGCGGGTGCTGGGACACTTTCGATCCATGGCGTCTGCCCGCACCGCCGCCCGACAGATACGATCTTCCGTATGTCCGTCCCGACAACGATGTAACCATCCATCCGGATGGGTTGCCGCCTGTTGAGCCGCCTGAGATGGGCGGACCGCATCCAGAATTTCATGTTACGCCGAAGGAGCCCTAAATGGCTCACACTACCCCTCTGCTTAACGATAACGCCGAAGCGATGACCTATAATTCGCTGGTGCAAGATATCAGGGACTATCTTGAACGTGGCGATACCGGGGATTCCACGGTGCTGCGTCAGATACCTCGCGTCATCAACAACAGCGAGCGCACGCTGGCCAACAAGCTCAAAATCACCGGCTATCTGGCGTCTTACACCAACAAGATGAATTTGAACGAAAACCGTATCGCCAAGCCGCAGAACTGGCGGGCGACGGCCAGCATCAACTTTGGTGCCCCTTCCGGGGTACAGCCGTTCACGACGTACAACAAGCGGACGTTCTTGCGCGAACGGTCCTACGAATACATGCGTGCGATCTATCCCGACGACCGGATGCTTAATGCGCCAGAATTTTACTGCGATTATGACCTTGAGCATTGGCTGGTGCTGCCAACGCCTGCCGATTTCTATCCTTTCGAGGCGGTGTGCTACATCCTTCCGCCATTGCTCGATAACCATAATCAGCAGAACTATCTGACCAAGTACGCGCCGTTTCTTCTGCTCTATACCTGCCTGACGGGCATGGAGCCGTTTCTGCGTAATGACTCCCGCATTGCGACGTGGAAAGCATTGGCCGACGAAAACTTCGCAGCGATCAATGCGGAGGATGTGCGGCGAATGGCGGACCGTGGCCAGATGCGGACGACTAACTGATGCGGGGCTTATATGGTCGCGAGCAACTACACCAATACGTTTGGCGGTGAGAATGTAAGCCCGGCTAATCTGTCGTATGTCTCATATACGGTAGATGAGCATCTTCATCTGTCATGGGCCTTTGAGGCCGTCGAAGGCACTACTCCCACAGCCGACAAGATCGACGTTATTTGCACCGTCGCCAATGCGATGGTGATGCTCCCTGCCGCCAATCAGGTGACGGTGGGGCAGGATATCCTGTTTGGCAATATCGGTCCTGAGCCCTATGTCGTTGCCGATCAGGGCGGCAATACGATTTGCGTCATTACGTCCGGTCAGGAGTGGTTTGTCTGGTTGATCGACAACACCACGATCAACGGCGTGTGGCGCGCAATCCAGTTTGGAGCCTCCACGTCTGCCGGTACGGCTGCCGATCTGGCCGGTGCAGGCTTGCGGGCCAACGGCACCAAGCTCGACCAGAACCTACCGACGACGGCGTTGAACGAGGACTACACAATACTGGTCACTAACCGGGCGACGGTGCTTCAGAACGATATTGGCAGCGGTGGTGCGACCTACACGCTACCTGATGCGGCGGAGGCGGGTGACGGATGGTTTGTCTACGTCGTCAATCTTGGACACGGCAACGTCCTGTTGCAGCCGGTTGGCGGCGATCACATCGATGATCACGTAGACAAATCGCTTGCACCCGGTGAGTCGCTGATCGTCTTGAGCGACGGAGCCAACTACATGACGGTTGGTCATGGACGTTCGCTCATCAATACCGTGACAGGCTCGTCAGTCAATGCGGCGGGAAGCGGCACACTTGTTCTTTCTCCGACGCAAGTGGCCTCTCGGGTTCAGGATTTCACCGGAACGCTGACAGCGGACCGCCGTGTCGAGTATGGCGCAGTCACGGGTTACTGGTTTGTCTGGAACAGCACCGATCCGGCGTCGCCCTACAAGATGACGTTCGCGACCGATACTCTCGATCCGGGGGTCAATGTGCCGCAAGGCATCGTGCCACCGGGCGTGTTTTCCATTCTCCGGTCCAACGGCACCAACATGGCGGTGGCGTTCTCCGGTGCGGTAGGCACCGTGACCGAAGTGGCCACGAATGCCGATTTGACGGGTGGACCGATCACCACCACCGGAACGCTCAGCCTTTCCGTCACGGGAGTCGTGGCAAACACTTATGGGCTGGTGGGACCGCCCATGACGATGCCGTCCATTACGGTGGACACCAAGGGCCGCATTACTGCGGCGTCTAGCCTCCCGCTTGGCACCGGGGCTGGGCTCGATACAGGCACGGGGCCGGGCCAAATTCCGGTGATTGGCGCGGATGGCAACCTTCCCAGCCAAATCGGCGCGTTCGCGACGGGTGACATTGTTTACAGCATTGCCACGGTCAAGCCGGGTTGGGTCATCGCCAACAGCGGCACCGTGGGCAGCGTGGCATCCGGGGCGTGGGGAAGGGCGCATGCCGACACGCAATCCTTGTTTACTTTGCTGTGGTCGTCCCCGGCGGCTCAGTTTCCTATGTATTCGTCAGTTACGGAAGGCAGCGTCCTCGTTGGACGGGGCGCTTCGGCGTTTGCCGACTTCAGTGCCAATCGCCAGATTTCGGTGCCCGACCTTCGTGGCACGATCATCGCCGGGCTGGACAATGCCGGTGGCGTGGCCACGGCCAACCGCATCACCAGTTATGTTCCCAGCCATACGATGGGTGGGCGGGGCGGCGCGCAGTCCGAGACGGTCAACATCAACATCCCCCAGCTTTTCCTTCGCATTGGTTACTACGCAAGTCCGAATCAGACTTCTGTCGCGGGTGCTTCGGTGTCTGTCAGCGGCACGACTGATTCGCCGCCTGAAGATATGTCGAACATCAGCAGCGGCGGATCAGGTGCGACCAAGAACTCGACAAATCACACCCACACATGGGGTACGACCACAGGGTCGATAACTTGGAACCCGGCGGCTTTCGGTGCTTATGGCTATTCGGACGTTGCTTACAATACGGGTTACGATGCCAATAACGCGGGCACGCAGCCTGCCATCAACGTCCAGCCGACGATGGTTATGAACCCGTGGATTAAGCTCTAAGATGGCCGCCCCTCCACAACAGGCTTCAGTGCCCTATCAGCCTATGCTGATGGCGAGCCTGCCGGGCATTCAGCGTGACGGCACGCGCTTGTCGCAGACCCAGTATGGCGAAGGCTTGTGGACGCGCTTCTACCAAGGCACGCCGCGCAAGATGCTTGGCTATCGTGAGCAGCTTCGCACCATGAACGGCATCGTTAGGGCGATGGATGTTCAAAGCTATGACGGGTTTAGCTACGTCCACGCCGGTCAACAGGACTTGCTGCAACGCTACACCATCAACGTGAACAGCGGCCTCAACAGCGGATTGATCAATCGCACGCCTTTGGGCTTCCAGACCAATCCCAACAACAACTGGCAGTTCAGTACCGCTTACGAGACGATCAGCGACGCCAACCTGTTCTTCGCCCACGCTGCGCCCAACATCCACGACATTTCCAATACCACCAACCGACCGATCTATTTTGGCGAGGTGCGCGACACGACCCTGCTACAGGAGCTTTTGCCGACTGCCCCCGAAGACATTGCCCAAGTGAGCGGCGGCATCGTGGCGATATGGCCCTACCTTGTGCGTTACGGCAACGATGGCTTTGTCGGCTGGAGCAAGCCGGGTGAGGTGCTGACGACCAGTGGCGAGGGCTCCGGAACGGCGCGGCCGGTTGGCACCAAGATCGTGCGCGGCATGCCGTTGCGCGGCACCCAAGGCCCTGCCTGCCTTTTGTGGTCGCTCGACTCGCTGGCCCGCATGCAGTTTATCGGCGGCCTTCCGGTTTTCCAGTTTGATACGATCACGACCAGCAGCGCGATCTTGTCTTCCAACGGCATCGTTGAGCATGAAGGCATCTATTACTGGCCCACGGTCAGCGGCTTCGCCATGTTCAATGGTGTGATGCGGACGCTGAAGAACACCGACAACGTGCAGTTCTTTCTGGAAAACCTGAACTACGATTTCCGTCAAAAGGTCTTCGGCATGAAGGTGCCGCGCTGGAATGAAATCTGGTGGTGTGCGCCGATGTTCGGCTCGGCCGAGTGCAACTGGGCCTTCATTTATAACTATGCGGAGCAAATCTGGTACGACACACCGCTGCCCAAGACCATGCGTTCGGCCGGTGCCTATGAGCAGATTTATCATTATCCGATCATGGCATCGCCCACGTTCAACGCTGACTCCAACGGCTATTCGATGTGGCAGCATGAAATCGGATTGGATGAGGTGAGTGGCTCCGTTCCGATAGGCCGGGCGATACGCGCTCACATCCAGACCAACGAGTTTAATCTGGCTGCGCCCAAGCAGATTGGTACGCCGGGTGTGGACCGTTCCCTGTCCTATAGCTTGCTGGAGCCTGACTTTGATCAGGTGGGCGACCTGAAGTTTGAAATCTGGTCGCGACAGAATGCGCGCGCGCCATTGAAGATTTCCCATGAATTTCTGATCAAGGCCGATCCGGACCCCGGCGAGGAGCTTCCCAAAATAAAGCACACGGGAAGGCTGACCTCGTTCCGTATCATCACGAACAGTCTGGGGGGTAACTACATCTTCGGCTCACCCCTGATCCACATGACCCCGAGTGACGGTCGCAGGCAAGACTGATGGCCCTCACCAACATTCCCGATCCTCGTCTGATCGATTGGATGACGTGGCTGGACACGCTGATTGCCTATAACACCCGTGCGTCGAGACTGATGGAAATTGGCACTTCGGTCGATGATAGGGACACGGGGTGGCGGGACATTGCCGACCGTCTGGCCCTGCTTGAGCCCAATACCCCCCGCCACGAATCCTTTTCGGATTGGCGTGAATGGGCTTTCAACGTGATAGCGGTCAACCGAAGCTGAAACTGGGATTTAATTGGTCGAGGGGTTTTGCGCCAAGTTGAGCCGCGCTCAACTTCGCTGCGCGTCGAGGGTTTTAGACACCCTTAAAATGCTGATTTTGCTGGGCTTTTGTGGCATGGTCGCCCCGATAAGCTCGCGCTAGCGAGCTTATCGGGGTTATTGATATTTGTCAATACGGCGAATGGCACTAACCGAGGCCATTAGAGCCTCAGTTAATGCCATCTCGAAACCGGGCATCAGGAACAAGGAGTAGGGACGCAAATTGATTGTAGGGCCAGATATGGGCGTTGTATGATACCGCGCCCTAAAAGGCCCTGCGGCGCACAGTGGCTTGGTGAGGTAACACCTCAAAGCGAG